TCACGACCTCGCAAGCGAGGTGCCGCGAAGGGAAGTGAGTGCCGCAGCGCCGTCGACCATGCTGTCTGTCTCGACGTGTGCGTACGTGTCGGCGGTCGTCTTGATCGTCGTATGGCCCAGCCATTCCTTCACGAGATTGATGTTGCCCGTGGCCTTCAGCAGGCGCGTCGCGCATGTGTGCCGTAGCGCATGGATCACGCAGTCGTGGTCAACGATTCCAGCGAGCTTCTTAGCAGCGTTCCAGACGTGCTCGGCGCGATCCTTTCCGAGGTCTTGGAATGGACCTACCGGGCGTGTGCCCTCAGCCTTGATCGCGAGCAGGATGGCCGTAGCCTCCGCCGTCAGCGGCACTGACCGCGCCTTGTTGTTTTTGATCTCCTTCATGCGGTACAGCCGGATGACTCCGGCGTCGTGCTCGATGCCCTGGACGTCGGACCAGCGCAGCCGGAGAGCTTCGCCAAGGCGCACGCCGGTCTCCACGAGGACCTTGAATAGCCTGAGGTAGAGATGTGCGTCACGGCGACGCGGAGGGCCTCCCTTGGAGCCTGGCACCAGGGAATCCAGCTCGGCGACCGCCTTGAACATCGCGGCTTCTTGCTGGTGCGTAAAGGAGAACTTACGCGCGCCCAGCTCGGGGAGGTACTTGATCTTCGGGATCGTCTTGGGGCCGTCAGGCAGCTCGCTCATGGCGCTGAACATGCGGCCGAGGCAGGCGAGGCGGCGGTTGATGGTTCCGGGCGCGCTGGGCGGCTTGGAGTCGAGCTGGGCGGTGATGTACGCCTGGACGTCGGAGAACGTGATCGATGCGATCACGCGGTCCTCGCCGAAGTGCTTCATCACGTGCTTGCAGTTTGTCTGGTAGGTCGCCTGGGCGCGGATGCTTCGCCACACATGCGGGTCGGCGAAGCAGCGATCGAATGCTGTCTTGAGAGTCAGCCCTCCGCTGGCGCGCAGCGCAGCGATGGAACGTACGTGGCCCTCTCCGCGAACCAGCGCTACCAGCTCAGCCTGTGTAAGGTCACGGTTGGCGTCGAGCGCGTCGATCACCAAACGCTCTTTCGCCTCCGCGCGTACGCGATCACGCGTGCCCGAGGACACGACGACGCGGCGGTCATTAACCTGCACGCGAATCATGTAATAGCGCTTGTCCGGCTGGCCGGGCTTTACGGTTCCCTTGAGGGCGAGGGGCATTTCGAACTCCCAATAAAAAACCCGCCACGAGGGCGGGTTCGATTTGTTTCGGATGTAGCCGGGAGCTAGCGCGTTGCGCGCTCCAGCAGCGTATTCATGTACTCCGCGAATTCCTTCGCGAATGCCTCCCCTTCAGGGGTGAGGTCGATCTGGTTGTTCACCCGGCTCGTGTTGGCCCGGTTGCGCTGGAGGAGGCGGGGGATGGACTCGCCCGCCTTCGTCTTTGTGTTGCCGTCGAGGACGTCGATCTGACGTGAGATAGCGGCAGCAGTTACGCCGCCCACCTCTTTCACAAGGTCAAATTGAAGCTCGCCGGGGTTCTTCATCGCGGCGAACAGCGTTGCCGTGGCCGCGAGGCTGAGCTGCCCGCCGCCACCGGTCGAGGTCCGTACCTTCTGAAGCAATGCGAACATAATCCGCGAGGCTTCGGTCGGAGAGAGGTGTTTCATCTGGAGTCCTGATCGGGTGCATGTCGCCACGCGAAAGGTATAGCCTTACGACACCGAAAGCAATGACGGTTGTCAACGCTTCCGACTTGTCAACGTAGAAGCCGCGCTCGCTTCTCCTACGGACGAACTCCAACTCGATGCGGGGTACTACGAACATCTTCATTTCCTGGGGAGTTGTTCTTATTCTGCGCAAAAGTCTGCGGCCCTTTCACGAATCCTTCAATATGCGCACTGCGTCACATTTCGACGTCCCTCACGGGAGTCAGGTGACGAATTACGGCAGTCATGGCTTCGTCCACGGACAGGCCGTCCCAGGAGTCCATGAGGGTGTTCAACGCGTCCCACAGCGACGCTGGGTAGGCCACTCATGGCCTCCCGCTGCGGATCAGCATGACGAGCGCGGCGATCCAGACGATCACCTGGGGCACGAGCCAGCTCACACGGCCGGAAAGGCACGCGACGAAGCCGCAAAGTCCCGCGAGCGACAGCAGGATGAAGATCACCGCGAGGTTTCCCCAGCGGAATGTGGTCTTGGACATCGGGAATTCCCCCTGTAAGGAACCCAGCGAGCGGACTGTCTCGCTGGGTAGTGAGATTATGCGAGGGCCGTCTCGCGGATCGAGACGGGCTCGTAGGGGACCGGCAGGAGGTCCATGAAGGATGAGTCCAGACGGTGCTGGGCTGCGACGACGCGCAGCGCCGGACGCCAGTGCGCAGGCGCGGAGCCGTCGTGGACATACTGGAGGTCCTCGATCAGTTCGAGGTGAGCGGAGGAGGCGCCCAGGCGATGGACGACCGCCCCCCAACCGGCGCCTTCGTTCATGCCTTCGGCCTTTACCAGCGCCGCATCGGCATCCGAAAGCAGCGCTCCAGCCGCGCACGCACCGGCAGGCCCCCTGTAGGCGCACGAGGAACCGCTTATGCACTTCTCGTTCTGCTTCAGCAGGTGCTTGGCGGACTGCTCGAAGACCTGCTGGGCCGTGGCGGACGCAAGGGTGGCAAGGGTGATCTTCATGTGGTTTCCTTCGAGTGGGGCACACGCCGCCGAGGAGCCGCCCGTGGAAGACGACAACTGCTGGGTGTACCGAGGGTTCGTATTGATGAGCGAACCCAAGCCGCGCGGGCCGGGCTACACAGTCACGGCCGCAGTGATGCCAGCCGGGCGCCCCGAGGAGGCCGTGCTTGCGGACTCACCGGATGACGTGGTGCTGATATCAGCCGAGGCGGCGGTGGCTTATGGCCGCGCCTGGGGGACCGAATACGTGGATGCACTGCTCGGGCCGCCGCTGCTCGGACCGCTTAAGCGTCTGGATTGAGCGGCAGGGTGGAGACGATGCGGAGGCCGCGCGTATACGCCTGGTTCTCGGCGTGCAGCTCGGCGGCCTTCAGGGATTCAGCGGCGACGCTCTCGCCCCATTTCCGGCCCTCGTGCTCGAAGGTGGTGACGTACTGGCGGCGTGCGTTTCTCGGTGCGGTCGTGCGGGCCATGAGGGTTTCCTTGTGTGTGATTGAGCATGAAAAAGCCGCCTCAAGGGCGGCTTGTGTGGGCAAACGGGAAGCGACTAAAGTTGCGCGTCGCCGACTTGGATGTGCCTGTGGAATCTCTTAGTAACCCCGCGTCCCGAATTTCTAAGATCATCGACCTCGCGGCGGCCTCGCCGCTTCCCCACGTCTACAGCGTGTGGCGCGACGTCTTTAACATTCCCGAGGAATTCGGCAAGAACGAAGCGTACGTAGAGGTTTCGCAGCGCTTGATCTGGTTGAATACTGAACTCGACGAGTTTGTTGCTTACTTCGACGGACTGCCGAACTTTCCGAAGCCCTATTTTCATGAAGCCGCTGGACAAGTCCGGACGGCCATATCTCCTCGACTACTTTCCTCAGCGAGTACCCATATTGGGCAGCAGCTGACCGACGGGACTCGAGTTACTTTTCGCTTGCTAAGCCAGCAGATGCCTAGCGACGGCGCTCCCGTGGATGCAGACGAACTTGAAGAACTCCTTAATTTGATCGCGCAGCTCCGTGCGGCGTTGGAGCATTCTTCCCTGAGTCTCCGCCTACGGCTGCTAATCGAACGCCAATTGCGGCTGCTAATGCGGGCCGTGGATGCCTATCCGATCAGAGGAAGTCGAGCCTTCCAAGATTCCTTCAGTGACATGTCTGGAGAGCTGATGGCGTTCTTGATCGAGGCTAAGGAGGATTCCACTGGAGAGGCATCCGCTGCCCTGCAAACCAAGGAAGTGTCGATCCTCTTCAATGCGGCCTCGAAGCTTAGAACCATCGCCGCGAAGATCGGTAACCTTCGGCCATATGTGCAACTGGCTGCTGACACCGTAAAGCTGATACACGAACTAAAGCACGGTGGCGGTGATACACCGAATTCGCCTTAAGTCTTAAGCCTCAGGCGCTCTCAACTCCACGCTAGGTTAGGTTCAAGCGACGGCGTAGGTGACGAGAAGATCAGCCCTGAAGTCGTCCTCTGGCGGCCGGAAGCTCCCGTCAGGCATCCAGGAGCCGAGGGCGAGCCAGTAGACATTTTTGTAGCCGTGGTCGAAGCCTGCATGCCTGCGCCACGCCAGCCACTCCTTCAGGTCAAACCGGACGACCGGAGGAAGGTCGTCATCACGCAACTCCCACTGAGCGGACTCGATCACGAGCCCGGTGTATGCGTTAACGACCCACCAGCCTGCCGCCGCGTCTACGCGGATCGTTTTCAGGGCGCACATGGTCAGCTCCAGAACGCGTAGACGGTGCCATCGAACTCGACCATCGACACATCGCCAGCGAGCTTCATGTCGCGGAGGAACGCCTCGCTGTCGAAGTACGGCCGAAGGTTCTCAGGGACGCCGTTGAGCACTCCCATTTCCTCAAGGTGCTCTTCGATCCACTCGCGTTCGCTGTTCGCTTCCCCGGCGTACTTGTCGCCGAAGTCCTCGTGAATGAAGTTGGTAACGCCACGATCCTCGACCCACGCGCGGAAGGCGTCTCCGTGGTCTTCAACGCCCTGGACGAATTCGAGCAGGTCGTCGAGGTCCGGGTGTTCTCCGAAGGCGGCCGGGATGCCGTCGTAGTCATGGGCGGCCCACTCCTCGGCGGGCTGGTTGCGCGAGGTGAGCAGCATCGACTGGATGGCCTGATGGATGTCGGCGCGGTCCGTGTCGCCGTCGAGGTCGATCCAGACGCCGTGTATGTGCCCGCTGTTGTAGTCGCTCAGGCTGGCGATGTAGATGCGCGTCTCGCTCATGCCCTGAACCTCGGCTCAAGCAACTCGTCGCAAAACTCCGAGATGCCGTCAGCGTCGAGAGCGTCGCCGTCGCTGGACAGGATAGAACCGATGTCGCCATCCTCCGGGGTGACCTCCCCCTTGTCCATCGCGACCGCAAGCAGCCGCAGTCCGGCGATCAGGGCATTGAACTCCGTGCTGGTGCACTTGATCGAATACACGTTAGAACTCCCTGCCTATCTGATAGGCGATGAAATGGCGGCCCGCATGTGCCCCCTCGTTGACGCAGGCGAACCGCACAGGGTTCTCACGCGACGAGGCGAACAACGGGCCTTCGATATGGACGACGCGACACCGGGCGTACTGGCGCACGGCATCGAACATGGAATCAGCGACTACGATTCGGCTAGGTTTCACCTTGCCGTTCACTTCAGCGACGCGGTAAGCGCGCATGTGACCCCCTGAACGCGGGCAACAAAAAACCCGCCAGTGCGGCGGGTTCGTTGGTGGCGCGCAGGGATCGGCCGGGTGCTACATGGCGCTGATGATCTTCAGCAGACCCAGCGCGGCGGCGAAGACGCCGGCAGCGGCGACGAAGGGGTACCAACGCGCCTCGGCGTTGATCTTCGCGGTTTCAGCCATGAGCTTGCCGATCTCGGCGCGGACTTTTTCCAGCTCGTCGGGTGTCATGGGTCTCGCCTCGGCTTTGGGTGCCATATGTGCTCCTAGCGTATCACTGTGGTTGTGGCATTCGCTGCTGCCCCCTCGGTGGACTGAAGGGGCAGGGACGAAGGTCACGGGCGCCGTGCGGCGTCCTTAGCGTTCGTTCGGACCTTGTGGGCCGTAATGGCGTCGCGGATGCGAGCCACGGTCTTCCGGTCGGGCGGCGTGTACTGAATGGGCATCGTCAGTACCCCAGCCAGCCGAGGACGTCTTCGCCCAGGTACTCGTCACGGTCCCCGACCTCGGTCAGGAACTCGTTCTCATCACAGCCGTGCTTGCGCACTTCGCACAGGACTTCGTCACGGCTCACAAGGGCCGTAAAGGCTTCCTCAAGGGTCATTGCGCGCTCCTCAGCGGACGTGTGGTGTAGCGGATGGCGCCATAGGCGCGGTTCAACGCTCGGGCCTGCTGACGTGCCTTCGTGGGGCAGGTCCAGCGGCCGGCAATGCCGTTCGTCTTCGTGTCGATGACGTGGTGCATGCTCAGGACTCCTTCGGGTTCGTGGGGAGGCGATGTGCGTCCCCGGCTGGTCTTCTGCGGTACTTCCAGCGGTCGAGTGGGTGCATTGCGTGTCTCCTTGTCGATGCGTTGGGGAAAGGCAGCGGCTTCCGAGTGCTGCCAGTGATGCCCCCTCGTTGAAGGGGCATGACTCGCATCACCAAGGCGTAACCGTTACGACCTCGCAATCGTTTGGGCGCAATAAGCCCGTGGCATCTGCATCAGTGCGCCCCTGGGGACATAGCTGGTCAGTGAATAGCCCGGTGGATTCGTGCTGGTGGTTGGTGCCGGTCGCTGTCCTGACCGTGGAACCTAGCTTACTACCAAATTACGATTCGTCAAGTGTTGCGATGAAGCAATCATTCCGTCGTGCAGTGCCCGGCAGGGCGGTGGAAGATCCACCGTTCGCCGCTCGTTTCCCTTGGGGGCCTGCTGGCTAGTCCCTCGGTTCCCTTGCGGCTCCACGCTTGCCCTTGGGGCGGCCCGTGGTGCCCTGTGGTCCATCACCGCGCCGGCCAGAGGCGGGCTAGTCAGCGGCGGTCCGTGCCTCGACTTGGAGCCCATACTAGCACCAAATTACGAATCGTCAAGCGTTGCGTGTCAGCAATCGTTACGGGCCGTCAGTGGCCCTGTGAGGCCGTAGGGGTCGTGAGGTAGGCCATGGGCCGGGCAGGGCGACGGGCAGGCCGTGTGGGTTCGTGAGGGGCGACGGTAGGTCGTGAGGGTTCGTTAGGGGGCGTGGGCAAAACGACAGATGAGGACAGACACGAGCGCAAACACGACAGCGCTGGGCAGGCCGTTGATGGCCGTGAGTTGCCCAGGGTGATCGTGTGGTGGCTCGTGAGGTGCCGCACCACATCCCGTATCTGGTGCAGATGCATGTGTATCAGGCACTTACGTAACGAGGTGCCGCTGTGGGTGCCGCCGAGATAGGCACCGCGCGGCTACGCGGGCGCGTCAATGATCGCGCGAGGGCCGTCAGGGGCCGAGGGGGTACCGGGGGGACTCGCGCACCTGCGGACTGTCAGATACCCCAACGGAAATTTCTGCTGAGTATTTCGACCCTCAAGAGCCGTATCGGTCACAGCCAGCGTGATTGCCGGAGAAGGTGACGTTCGTGACGACCTTTGCCTCGTTGACCTCCATGGTCACGACGCACTCGGCTTGGATCGTCTCGGTTCCCCAGGTACCGGTAGTTCCACTATACGGCGTGCCGCCGACCGTGCCGCTCGTAGTCGAGGTCTTGTAGGACGGCAAGGCCATTGCATGCGAATCACCCCACACGAACAGGTGGTGACCGGCGACCGTGCGTTCGGCTGTGGGATAGCCAAGGTGGGCAATCGCGTCGTCGAGCGGACGACCTTTGTATCCGTCGAGCTTCTTCTGGATCGAGCTGAAGGATACGCAGCCCGAGAGAACCATTGCAGCGGCCGCAACGGCAGCGATGCGTTTCATGCTAAGTCCCTGTTCCTGTTGACGGAAGATTATAACTCGTAGCATAGGAGCGAAGCGACAGGAGAGAGAAGCTAAGACTCTTAAGGGTACCTAAGGAGGTCCTAAAGACTCCTCACGGTTACGCCTGGTTGTCACCACCATCACCCCCTCCTACCTCCTGCTACAGGGCACGGAAGGAGGTGATAGGGAACATGGCCAGGAAGCCCTCAGGACTCCTCAGGAGCCGTGTGGACCTTGACGGTATGCACGGGTCTCCCGCTTGATTCGTCGAGGCCACACGCGATCTCAGCGGCCCTCTTGGCGGACTTGCCAGCAGCCATCGCACCCATGGCGAACTGAGCGCCGGAGCCGACAGCGTAAGGGCGACCGGTGACGTCCAGACGCATCCCGTAGGAGTCGTAATGGACCACGCGGCCGTCGAGGTGCGACACGAGGACGTCGTACTCACCCTCGGGCTGGTCCTCCCCCGCGACGAGCGCGCGGAGGAATGCCTGTATGTCGGCGACGGTTCCCGCACCGGCCGCAAAGGAGCCGTCAGGGAGCGTCACCAGTTTGCGTTGGGTGTGCTTGAAGGTGCCGCCGATCTGCGAGTCCGCTGCGAGGGAGGTCCCGTCGTAGCAGACGGTCGTCACTGCGCGGCCTGGGCCTGGAGGTCGGCCTTGCGTTCGGCCTCGACCTGCGCCCATTCCTCACGGACCTCTGCGATGAACTCAGGGACGTGCTCGCGCACGATGGTCGCCGCCGCGACCGCAGGGACCACGAGGTAGCGCAGGACGAGCCAGGCCCAAGGGCGGGTGTAGGCGAAGGCGTAGAAGCGCTGGAGCTTGGTGGATTTGAATTCGGTCATGGGGTCTTCCACAGGTTGATTTCAGCAGCCCGACGATTCGTCAGGCCATCGTTGACTCGGACGGTGCCGTCGTCGAGCGTCTCTTTGTTCCAGCGAGCAAGCTCCCGAGGGACCGACGTGTAGTCGCCCTGGTTGAGCAGGCGGAGGAGGGTGGAGGCCATAAGGCGCGAGGCGCCGAGATTGAACACGAAGGAGATCAGCGCGAAACGCTGGTTTTCCGTCAGGGGGACACGGACGAGCCGGTCGACCGCAGACGCGGCGATGGCGAGATCCTTAGCCAGGAGAAGTCGTGAGGTCTCCTTGGTGATCGTGAGGCCCTCACGGACCTCAGGGCCGGTGTGGCCGACACCGATGGTCCAGCGACCCTTGGTGTCCTTGTATGCTACGAGCCGTTCGCCCTCGACCCTTACGATGAAGGTGATGAGGGCAGGATTGTCGGAGGTTGTGGTGATGGTCTCTCTTTTGAGTTTGAAGCCAGGGCTGACCGAGCAGGAGGTCGCCTGCGCTGTCTCGGTGATGGCGGGGTTGATGAGGCACTGCGGGCGCCACGACGTCTACTACAGGGCGACAGGGACAGCCGTGGAAGCCATGCCGATCTACGACAGGCACCTCAAGGAGCTTCGGGAGATATTCAGCTCCCCTGTGGCGTTCCACGTAGCCATCGCAAATGCGCTACGAACCCATAGCGACCAGACGTGCCCCAAGTGCATTTGGGGCTATCAGAAGCGCTAGAAGTGGTCGTAGAAGTTGTTCGAGTAGTGTGAGAATCCGAGGACGTGCTCCTCGAACTTCCGCAGCTCCTCGTCAAACAGCTCCTCAGCGCGCTTGTCCTCCTCCCGCGTGATGTCCCGACTCAGCCATTCGGTCCAGTAGGCGACAGCCATGGCGAGCGCATCGAGACGGTCGTCATGACGCAGAGCGCCGCGTTCCCGCGTGATACGGGTGAGCTGGTGAAAGAGCTGGTACTTGGGGTCGGACTTCTGATCTGCACGGAGCAGCGCAGCATCGACGACAAGTCGGTGCTGGTTGAGCACCGGCTCCAGTGTGTCGATGATGCGACGCTCCTTCTGGCCCGTGCTGCGGACCTCCTCGACAGAGCAGGGATAGATGCGTCGGAGAACGGGCTCCAGCAGCTTCACGAACATGCCGTCGCCGAAGTTCGACTCGACAAGAATGGCCTTGACCTTCTCGGCTCGTGCGATGTGCGCGATCTGCTCCAGGGCCTCATCGGAGTAGCCGCCAGTGATGCCGCCAGCGCGTCGGAGGAAGACCATGCCGCGCAGCATCTTGGTGACCGTGTAGCCCGTCTCGTCTCCACCACGGCCCGAGGGGTCAATGGTGAGCAGCGAGCCGGTGAACTCCTCGACCTCCTTTGCGACGTACATGGGCCGGTGCAGGCGGTCGCCTGTGAACCCCACGGCCGGGATGTCGTTGATGATCTGCTCGGGACCAGATGCCCACATGACGCGGATGGGGGCGGCCTCGCGGTCGATGTCCATCACGATCAGGTCCGACAGCTTCAGCGGGTAGCGCTCGCTGTCCGAGAGCGTGGTGTCCAGCATGAACTGGAGCATGAAGCCAGAACGGCCATAGGAAGCCTCTCGGTCCATCAGGTCATTCTCATGGAACCGGGAGGGCTCCACAGGCTTCCACGCGATTCCCGGGTTTGTCTCAAACGCTTCCGCGATGTAGGGAGCCAAGCGGCCGAGGTACTGGCCGTAGTGCTTCGCATCCCTCGGGTAGCGCGCGGGCCACACACGAATCTCGTAGCCACGCTCCGGCAGGCGGTTGTAGATCGATTCCTCGGTCTGCGGCGTGCCCAGGTAGATGATCTCGGCGTTCGCCAGCGGCTTGAGAATTGCGTCGAACTCCTTGATGAGTTCAGACAGCTTCTCGCGCTGCGCAACGGTCGCGGAGTTCTTCACGACCTCGACGTCATCCGCGATGATCGTGTCGGCACGGGAACCCGTAAGCTGGCCCGTGATACCGACCGACTTCACGGAGGGCGACTGGTCGGGCGTGGCGGGACCGACGTCGAACGCGAGGTTCGAGTTGCGCTGGTCGCCTCTCGGCTTCAGGTGTGCCAGTTCCGGCACGGTCTCAATCAGGCGCTTGACGAAGATCGAGAAGGCGTCCGCTCGGTCCTTGGACGCCGAAACGACAAGCACCTTGTGCTGAGGGTTTTTCCATAGCAGCCAGCACACATACGCAGCGGTCAACCACGACTTGCCGATACCACGGAACGCTTCGATCACCCGGCGCCGTGGGCCGTGTTGCAGGTACGACGAGATGTCGTACTGGACCGGAGTAGGCGACGGGAGGTTGAGGTGCCGCCAGATGTGGAAGACGAAGTTACGGAAGTCGTCGAACGGGTGGGGCGTTGGCTCAGGGTTGCAGAAGCGCTGACTCAGCTCGTCAGCGTCAAGCTGCGAGGTGCTCAATGCACCCCGTCAGCCTGCGGGTCGAAAGGGTACTGCTTCAGTTTGTCCGCCAGTCCGCCAGTGGCAGAACCGGGGACCGGCAGGGCTTCGATGCCGTTGTCCTTTACGAACTGGCGGGCAACGTTTAGGAGCGCAGCGAGGCCCTTCTCACCGGCAGGCATCTGCTCGATGCTCTCAGTGAGCTTCGTGGCGATGGCGGTGTGCAGGGCTTCGAGAGATTCCTTGGAGGCCGCCATTACTTCGACAGCCACTTCTGGAAGACGCTCTCCACTGCGGACGAACCGAGGCTCGACAGGACGCACGCGACACCGATGGTGGCGTTCGTGGAGATATTGGGGAACATCAGGGATGCAGCGGCGGCGCAGAGGCCGAGGGCACCCGAGATGATCGCTCGCGCCGCAACGATGCGGACGGTGATCTTCTCGGTGGAAGCGAGGAGCTTACCGATGCCCACGACAGCGCCGATGCTCGCCAGGGAAAGGGCGAGCTTCGTCTCGGGGTTCATGAGGGGTCTGTTAGTTCCAGGAAACAGTGAAGTCGGCGGTTGCAGTGGAGATTCCGTCGGTGACGGTCCAACGGTATGTGCCTGACTTGTGGGTGGTGTTGATCGTGGTGTTGGTGACGGTGAAGGTCGCTCGGTTGCCAGAGACAGTACTCGGGAAGTTCGTGTCGCCGCCGATCCAGTCCAGGCGGTAGCTCACGTTGCCGTTACCTCCGCCTATGGAACAGGTGGAACTGCCGATGGTATAGGTGCCCTTCTGGCTACCGGAACTCGAAGCGCCATTAGCGGACGCGCTCAGCGGGACGTAGTTGGTGCTGCCGGGGAACTGCGCAAGTTCCAAGCTTCCGGGGTTGTCAGCGATGGCGGCGTTCGCCCCGATGTTTGGAACGATCGGACCACCCCTGTAGTAGTCCGCGAAGCTTCCGCTTCCACCGAATACCGAAAAAACATCAGCGAAGCCACAGTTCGCAGGAACGGTCGCCATCAGTGACCGGCCTCAGTCAGGCGCCGGTCGAGTTCCTGTACGGCTGCAACAAGTGGGGCGATGAGTTCGCCAACGGACAGCGTGAGAGTTCCTTCCCCGAGCGGGCCGTCATACTCGCTCACCATTGTCGGGTACACGTTGCGGACATGCTGTGCGCCGAAGCCGTACTCTGGCAGGCCCTCCTTCCGATAGAACAGCGGAATGAGTTTCCTGATGTTCTCAAGTTGCTCGCGGCCGTCGAGGATTGCGCGCTGTTTCTTGAGTCGGAGGTCGGAGTTGAGCTTGAAATTGGCCGCGTACATCCAGGCGTTGGTGGTGAGGTCTCCAGTGAACCGATTGACACCACCCTGCATCCGGAGTTGGGCTCCTGTGGAGTTCAAGATTAGTGCGTCACTTCCGGTGTTGGAGTCATCGCCGAGCTGGATGTATCCCATAGCGGTCGAGTCAACCGTGCGCTGGAGTCGCCAAGCGCAGTTCGCCCACGAGCTACCCGCAGAGGTGCGCAGCATGCCGAGCCTGATTTGGTCGTTGTTGCTGACCTGGCAACTACCATACAAGAGCGTGTACTGTGCCCACTGCCCCGCAGGGAGCGACCCAAGTCCACCCGCAAATGCGGTGGTCGCGTTGGACGTCACTCCTGCGAACGTCACTCCGATGCCCTGAACGACCTTACTGTCCAACGCCGACTGGAGTCCCGAGACATCAGCGATAGCGTGCGTGTGCACCAGCGCAGCTTTACCGGCCACCGTCGCGTTGGAAGCTTTGCTGTCGAGGGCCGTTTGCAGCCCGACGACATCAGCGATAGCGTGCGAGTGGTTGATGGCGGCCTTACCGTCCAGCGCGTTCGAAAGGCTTACGATGTCGGTAATGTTGAGTGTGACGTTACCCACCTTGCCCGCGACAGCGGTTACGGACTCAGTGTTGTCGATCAGGTCCCAATCGGTACCGTTGTGGACGATGTTGTCACCCACGCGGTACGTGACCCCATTGACGGTTCCCTGGCCGGATATCTTGTAGAACGCACCTTTCTTCGCGCCGGACGGTAGGGCGTTGCCCGAGGCGTCCCACGAACCGAGGTACACGAGGGAGCCTGTAGCGAACTGCTGGGCCTTGATAGCCCAATGCATGGCTGAGAAGCCGCCGCTAGCGACCTCAGTGTTCTCGGGACTGGTCGCCCATGCCTGTGCGAGATCGCGGGCGTCGTTGGCTTCCCCAAGGGACACGAGGGCAGCAGAGGCGCTCGAAGCGGAGTCGTCAGCTTCCGCTGCGGACCTGTTGGCATCCGCGAACGCGTGTGAAGCGCTCAGGGCGCTACCAGCGGCGCTCGCGGCGGATGCCTGTGACTTCCTGTCGGACTCCTGCCGGGAGGTCTCAGAGGCGATAGCTGAAGCGTCGGCGGCCTGCTCGTGCTGTAGAGCGGACTGGTTGGACTGTTCGCTGGCGTCGGCCGAGGTGGAGGATGCGGATGCGGAGCTAGCGGCGGCGCTGGCCGACTCGTCTGCGGCGTTCGCCAGCGCGGTGACGTGAGTTGCAATGTCGCGAACACCGGCGACTGAGCCGGTCAGCTCGTCGACCATGGCTCCTACCTCGGCCTGAAGCGAGGGAAACGAGGGGATCTGGTGGTCCACTTCGAGGCCGTCGGTGACCGTTACGTTTCCTTCGGCCTGCGTAAGCACCGCGATCATCTGGTTCTCGCGGCGGTCCCATCGGTCCACGATGGCCGACATCTTGGCGGCTAGGGCAGCATTGCTGACGTAGCCGGGGGTATCATTTGTAGCGATGGTTACCTCAATCCGAATGCGTACGCAGTGCACTGCGTGACGTGAAAGTTCTCAGGGCGGTTGTTGGTGTACGGGTCGACGCCGATCCGGACTCGATAGGTCACGGCTCCGGTTGTGTTCCCGTCGAAGGCGAGCAGCGAATCAAAGTCGGTTGCGCCGCCGCCCACGAGGTGGTTGTGGACCTTGACCTGCTGCCAGGAGCCGCCAGCGAACTTCTCCAGGTAGATACCACCCGTTGCGGGATTACCTGAAGGGTTCTGAATCTTGCACTCGACGTGGATCACCGGAAGGTGCTGCTGTCCGAGGCGTGTGGGAGCAGGGAGGTCGAACTGTAGGACGACGTTGCCGGGGCTACCCGACGAGTCGCCGGACCACGAAGCCGTCGCTTGTGACTGTAACTGGTCGATCATGTTCTGGGCGCGGATGGTTCCGTTGAAAGCGGCGTTACCGCCACGGTCGAACCATACGACAGCGTTGTTCGCGTTCTTTACGCCGGAACCAATCCAGAACGGCCAAGGGTCGTTCGGGTTGTTTGTGATCTCCACACGGAACTCGTTGGGATCGATTACGTTCCCGTTGCCGTCCAGCGAGTACGTGCGGAAAATACCGCCGTTCACCGTGCCCATGTTGGCGGAGATGGCCGATAGGGAGTTCGCCCTGATCTTGTCCGCCGTGACGGAGCCGTCGATGATGAGCTGACCAGTAATGCCGATGGTGCTCACGCCGCCGATGGTGCCTGCGACGAATGGGTACTTGACCAGACCCCCGCCGATAGGCGACGCGAAGGCGAAGCGATCCGCCAGGACGGTGAAGGTGCTGCCGCCCGTGGAGGAAGCGCCGAGTCCGATACCTGCGACGACCGGCTGACCGTCGATGACGCCTGCGTTTATCTTCAGGGACCAGTTCGCCTGCCACTTAGGGCTGGAGCCTGGATCGGCCGTGCCGTCCACGAACGCCTCGAACCGGTTCTGGAGCATCGCAAACGACCCGGACGCCCATGCTTCGACCTGCTGGGTCGAGATGGTCTTTGCGTAGTCCTTGGTGGCGTAGGTGGTCGTGAGGGTCTGCGAGATCGCCTTGGTCACGTCGTCGTCGGCGGACTTGAAGTCCGATTCCAGCTTCGTGATGGCCTGGGCGCGCGCCTCCGTCTCGGTAGCGACAGCCTCCCGTACGTCCGTGATGTGCGACTCAGCGTCACCAAGGGCAGCATTGAGCTGAGTGATGTCAGTGGTGCGCGCCTCTGTTTCAGTGGCGAGCGCTTGTTGGACGTGAAGGAGCTGGGACGCAGCGCCGTCAAACTGAGCGAACAGCTCCTCAGTCTGCTGGGCCAGCGACTTGGTGTCGTCGGTCAGGGTGACGATGCTCGTCTCCGCCAGAGCGACTCGCTGCTGGACCTTGCGGCGTTCGTTAAAGCGCTGATCGCTTCGGATGATCTCCTCCAGCAACGTCTCGGCCGTGGAGTCGATGGGTTCGATTCGGTCTAGAAGCTGCTGCATGATCGGCGACTGCATTACCGCGTCGATGATCTGAGAGATCGGCAGGCTCGGAGTGCTGCCGTCAGGGTTCGGCCAGCCGGAGCCTCCGCCAGGGAGACCGCTGCCGCCGTAGGTGCCGAAGTCGAGCTGCTCCTGAACCATATAAAGGAGCTGTTTGGAATTGAGGTTGAGGTCGGCCGCAGGGAGCAGCGCGCCGTCCTTCACGTCGACAAGGTTCTTGTCGCGTGGTGTGAAGCGTCGAACGGTGATGAGGATGTCATCCGGAACTGCATCGGACAGCGAGACCTCTGTAGGGCCGTTCCACTTGAATGATTGCTCGACAGCATCCCCGACGTCCCCTGCGAACACACGAACATCGTCCGTGTGCAGGTAGGGGAAGGGGATGGTGTAAGAGGCCCCCGGCTTCGCCAAGTACATGACGAATGAGTAGCCTCGTACCAGTGGTGCCATGAACCTCCTTGGGTTACTCGTCGGCGGTTTCGGGGAACATCTTGTAGAACTGCGACAGTCCGTTGCGGACTCCGGTCATGTTGTTGAACCACACCAGCTTCATTACGTCCCGCACGTCCTTCTGAGTGACGGAGCCGGACGCAGCTTTGCCGGGAAGGCCCGCGAGGGCGTACAGGGACTTGACGGTGCTGAGGGTCGGGATGCCAGCGACGCCAGCGTCCAGGCCAGTGGACCGGCCGCTCTCGAAGAAGCCCTCGTCCTTACCGCCGAGCAGCTTGCGTGCGTGCAGGTCGCGAGCCACGGTATCCACCATGAAGGGGATGATTGAGGAGTACGACGCCTGCTGAAACGCCTGCTTGCCTAACTCTGCGGGGTCGAGGAGCTTCTGTCGCAGCTCGGGGTCGCCCACGGTGTTGATGTAGTTACGCGCGGCCATGCCTACGCCCGCGAAGAACGTCGAGCCGGACCACATCTTCGCCGTCTGCCAGTCACGCATGTGCAGACCGTTGAGCAGCGAGCGCTCGTAGGAGCTGGTCATAAACGTGCGGAACTGCCAGAAGATTTTGCCGATGGACGAGTGCATGATCTGCGCCGTGTCCGAGACGTCACCTTCGGTGACCGCACGGTGCGTCACTCGCCACATGTACGCCGAGTAGGCCGCACGCTCGTCGGGCGACCACTTGTCCCAATCCTTCGCGATCTGGTCGATCTTCGTCTTGCCCTGGAGCCGAGCGAACAACGCCTTCTGCGAAGCCTCGGTCATGCCGTCGTTGCGCAGGCGGAACACCTCAGCCTCGGACAGCTTCACCTTGTTCGCCAGCTCAATGGTCCGAGCGGCGACCGCACGCCCAGCAAGGCGCTGAAGGTACGTCTGGATCGGGGCCATGCCCGAGAGGATCGACGCGGCGCGCTTGCCGTACGCCTGTGCGTTCTCCAGGGCGTCGACCGCACGGCCAACGCCGGTCGAGCCGGTGCCGTAGTACACGCCGTCGTCGATCCGGAGGTAGGGCTGGTTTCGGATGTAGTCAGTGCCAGGCGCGATGATGTCTTCGAGCCACCGCGCTTCCTCAAGGTCCAGCTCGCCGGTCTTCATTCGGCGCAACATCGCGCGGGAGCCCGGGACGGCCTTCAGGGTGTTGCGGAAACCCGCAGCGCCCATTGTGGTCCCGAGGCCCTCGATCATCGAATAGCCAACCTGAAGCATCGTGGTGAGGTAGTTCTGGCTCCGGATGACGCGCGAGGCACGCGAGAGCGCAGCGTGGGGCTGGTCTTCCGTGGAGTGACCCAGGATGCTGTTGAGCGTGATGTCCAGCTTGCGGGAAATGTCCCCGCCACCGGAGCGCACAGATTCCTGATTCAGGAACGCTTTGTACTCAGCGAGGCGACGAGGGGTACCCACGCCGGTTTTGGACTTCAGCGCAGCCCAGCCGGACATCTCGCGGATGTAGTCGCCGGTCAGCTTGTCGACGTTGTTCTCCAGAAGGTCCGAGATGGATACCTTGTGGACGTTGCCGAACTCATCGGTGAGGTCGGTGGAGTAGGACTCGTCCATGTCGATCCGCCGCTTGGCGTGCGGGAGCAGGGCAGTCTCGTCCTGCTTCGCCCTGAGCTTCTCCACGAGCGCTCGGGCTTTCGAGCTGGTCTGCCCGGCATCGGTGAGGAGCTGCTCGATGGTGTCGACGTCGCGGGCGTTGTAGGCGCCGCCTGGGTTGGCGGTCTTCGCCTGAGTGGCCTTGTCGTAGCCACGACGTGCCCAGGCTTCTGCAACCTCATTGAGTGTGTCCTCGTCGAAGTTGACGCCCTTTGCCTCCCACGCCTTGCGCATGGCTGGCTTGACCAGCTTGCCTACGACGTCATCCCAGCGGAGCGCCTTCTCCTGTAGCAGCGAGATGAAACCCTTGGCGGAGTGAACGCGCGGGAGCCAGTTCTTATGGGGTGGGTTCGATTCTTCGAAGCCCTCGACGCCTGCTTCGTGCAGGTGCTTCCACATGGCAGTCGTGGATTCGTTGACGTGCTGTGCGATCTGGCTGGCTTCTGCGGATACCTTGCGGCCTGGGTCACGCATGGCACGCCCGGCTTCCTCCATGAACTCGGCCTTGCCGTAATCGAAGTGGAGGTCGTTGTCGGCCTTGTACTTGTCCCATAGGGGCTCGACGGCGCGGCGGAACTTCGTCTCCTCAGTGTCGCGGAGACGGAGGCTCATCTCGGATGCGGACTCCTCAACGGCTACCGAACGATCGGCATAACCGACGCCATCGCGTAGCAGCTTCTTGGACTCGTTTGAGACCACGCCGGACTTGTTCGCGCCGAGCTTCGCGGACAGAGAGGTGCGGGCCTGAGCCCACTTCGTCTGCTTCGTGCCTCCGACGAGCGCAGCATCATCGCGGATGTGCTGCTGCCAGTTCGCGTCGTCGATGATCGGACCGTCCATCGTATCGACAGCAGACCCATGCACGCGCGCGGCGCCCATGGAGTCGTTAGGATTCTTCACGCCTGCCGGGGCGCCCACAGCTTCCGGCTTGTGCGCGATCTCGTCAGCAGCTTTCATCATGGCGCCCAGCTCGCCCTGACGGAACCCGAAGGCACCGCCGAGGGTGAAGCTCATGACACCGGCCGCAGCGAGGTGGGTGGAGTCGATTGTCGGATCGTAAGCGGACTTTGCCGCCTCCATGCCGACACCCTGTACCGCATTGATTGCGCCTGCACGAACAGCGTTGGCGAGCCGAGTGGCCTTCAGGCCGTAGCCGAGTCCGCCAGAGAGAGCGCCCAGGGCGAACTCGCCAGGGTCACCAAGACCAGCAAGGGTGTTGCCGACAAAGCCGAACTGAGCGTGCGTCTGCTCGGCCTCTTGGTTCTCACGGGCGTACGTGTACAGCCTATCGGCGTCTTCCGCCGACATGGCCTTCTCCAGCAGCGGGAGCTGCTCGTCATTGATTCCCCGATTGATCCACTCCTGCCGCTTGGCAGCGAATGCCTTGCCATAGAAGGTCGGGTCGGGCTTAACGCCGATGCCGTCGATGGTCCGATCAATGAGCCCGATGCTGCCATTGACGGCCGTAGCGCCGATGAGGTCGCCGACAGTCGTCTTGTCCTTTGTTTGCTTCGCCGCATCCTTCGCTAGGATTTCGGCATGTTCCGTCTGAAGCGCGGTCGGCTGGCCGATGGTCGGAACAAACTGAGTGTCTTGAGCCGGGATGTTCGTCGTATCGGCCATGCGGTCCTCTTACTTGGTGGAGTTCAGGAAGTCGGTGAAGCTCTGCTTCTGACGCGCAGGGTCATTCACGAACTCGCGGGCAGCGTCGCGGCCCTTGGGGGTGTTGAGTGAATCGGCGACGGGATTGAGGCTTCCCATGTGGTTCCACGTGCCGAGGTCACCCGCTTGGTTGTAGGTGATCGAGCGAAGGTAGTCGTCCGCCGCTTTGGTGTCGCCGACCTTGCCGACGATTCCGTTCTTCCGCCAGAACTGAGCGGTCTCGGCGTCTCGATCTGCTTCCTGCTTCTTCCAGGCTTCGTGCTTGGACGTGATATCGGATGCAGTGACTTCGATGGGCCTGTCCTCCTTGTGACCGTTGACGTCCACCGTCTCTGTGATCGGACGGCGGGTGCCCGCGTGCAGATACCAGAGCTGCCACTTGTTCGGCGCGTTCGGCGTGGGCGCGAAGCCCACGGTGTCCTCGGGATCGATGACCTTCTTGTCGACCAGCTCGGCGTGCTTGGCCTCTTGCAGCGTCGTCATGGCCTCGCCGACTTTCGCAGCCTGCTCCTGCCCCGTAACGCTGCCGAACGAACGCTCGTAGCGATCACCGACGCGCACGTGATCGGCCTTGAACTTTTCGATGCCGAACTTGATGGCGCCATCGGGGTCGTTCCAGAACTGTCCCTGCGACAGGGCGTCTTCGGTGTACTTCGACACTTCGGACTGCATGTAGCCGACGTTCGCGATCTTCGTGGCGCCGTGCGGGGAGAGAGAGAACCACGCCGAGTCGTCAAAGTCGCCGGGCAGGGACTTGGGGAGCTGCTTCGCGACAGCGGCCTTCTGCTTGGAGAGGACCTCCGGGTCGATCTCCTTCACAGCATTGATGGCTTCCAGTGCCTGCTGGGTGTTGTCGTGGTAGACCTCAGTGCGCCGTTCGAACTCGTGGAACTTCGCGAGTGTCTTGGAATCCATATTGGCCTCCGCCCAGCCCGGCGCGGTGTTCTGCGTGGTCTTGAACAGCTTGTAGCCGTACTCGAAGCGAGCAGGGTTTGATGTGTCAGCGAAGCCCTGCATCACACGGCCGTAGGCCGGGAAGTCACCGTTGTTTGCTGCCGCCATCTTGATGAACTTCGGGACGTCGGAGAGATCGTTCTTCTCGATTCCCTTCTTGATGACCTGCTGGAACAGCTCCTCGCCAGCCTTTCGGACATCCTCGTAGCCGACAGCTTCCTGATGGAGACGGTCTCCGGACTGGAAGGCAGACATCGCTGCCTGCTTTTTCGCTTCCTTGTCGGCTTCCTTCGCCGCCTTCTCGCGCGCGGTGCGCGCTTTGTCGAGCATCGACGCAGCCCACTCGGGGGACTTGTCGTACTGCTTGGCGAGCGCCGTCACCTGGGCACGCCCGAGGAGGCCCTTGTCGGCCTGCGCGTTCACGCTGTCCAGCATGGCAACCTCGGAGTCGAACTGCGCCTTCTGGCGCTGCTTCTTCTGCGCGGTCTCGCCTGCCTGCGCGGCGTTCTGGAACTTCTCGCTGTATTCCGGGTGGTCGGCCAGGATGACGCCATCGGCGCCAGGGTGGCGGGCCAGCGCCAGAGTCTTAGCGATGTCGACCTTGCCGGACGACAGTGCTGCGGTGATCGCGTCTGCTGCGGCCTTGTCGATCTCGTCGTCGTGCAGGCCGTGTAGTGCGGCGGCCTTGCGCCATTCGGCTACCTGCTCGGGTGTCGAGATCGACCCGTTCTGGAGGTTGCCGTTGAGGAGGGAGCCGAAGCCTTCCTCCTGACGCTTGAAGCTTTCGTTGATCGACTGCTTGAGGTAGTTGGTCTTGAGGTTCTTGAAGGACTCCTGGGCGCCGACCATGAAGGTCTTGCGGGATTCCTCGGGGAGGTTCTTGTCCTCCAGCCAGCCGTTGACCTTTGTCTGCAACCACTTGTCGATGTCTTCGCCGGGTTCCAGACGGGCCATCTCCGGCGCGATGTCGTTCTCGAACGAGTTGACGGCATTGGCGCCGTCCACCTGCTCGTAGCTCTTGCGAGCGACGGTGTTGGCGTTGTCGAGCCACGCGTGGTCGACGGTGCCGGTCACGGCTGCTTCGTCAGCCTTGGCCTTGCCGTCCTTCTCGTCCTGAATCTTCTGCTCGTGCGCAGCCTTCTCGTCCGCCTCTTTGCGTGCTGAGGCATCTGCGCGGAGCTGCTGGTTCACATCGCCCTGAAGGCCCTGGAGGGCCGAGGCGACGCCCCACATTGCCCCGCGTGATCGCGGCTGGCTGGCTTGGACGGTGAGGCCGACGCCGCTCCCGCGTGACGGGTCGACGACTGGACGAGCAGTGATCTGCTCGGGGGTCGAACGGGGCATAGTGGGTTCCTGTGGGTTTGGTTACTTGGAGGCCATGCGGGCGCCGGAGTAGGCGCTGGACGCGGACGAGATGAGGCTCTGAGTGAGCTGACCGTTGATCTCGTCGCCACGGGCACGAGCCTGCTGCGTCGATTCGGCGATGCCGTTCTCTCGGTTCTTCTCAATGCGCGACACGTCGCGGCCGGACTGCATCTGGATGTCGCTGATAACTGCGTCGGCGGAGTTGCCGGTGACGCCTGACTCAGCAGAGGCGGCTCGGGCCGCTGCGCGCTGTTCCCGCGCGGCTCGCATACGATCTTCGGTTTGGGCGGAGGCAGCTTCGTTCGTCTGCTTCTGCTCCTGCTTCATCTGGTCTTCGACGGCGTGACGCTGCTGATTCGCGCTATAGACCGCAGCCGCCGCTGATGCGACAGCCAGGATGATGGGGATGGCGACTACGCACATTTAGGGAATCGACCGAACTCTATGAATTGGTGGTTGTTGAACTCGTGGACCTTCATCGCCTCGAAGCCGAGGGCCGAAAGCCAGCGCTGTGCACGGACGTGTCGTGAATCCACGAAGTTGAATAGGCACCCGTAGCCGGGCTCGATGTCAGCGATCCACTTGCGGGAGACGCGCATGAACTCGCGCTCGACTCCGGCGAACCGGCCGGTCGAGAGCATCCATGGGACGCCGAGGGCGTTGTCCTTGGGATACGGGGCGACGCCGAACACGCACTGCGGCTTGCCGTGCCACGACGCGACGAAGCACTCGTCGCAGTCCTTGATGGAATCCTTGATGGCATCCAGCGGATCGCTCCAACCGGATGCCTCAAGTTCCGCCACGTCCTCCGCGCACAAGTGGGCGGCGATGTAGTCGATAGCCGCCGTCGTCGGCGTGGAGAAGTGGATCATCATTACTGTCGGACCTTTGTCGTGTAGTTGGCCTCCCACTGGACCGATTGGAACCAGCAGGGGTACGGGGAGTCGCTGTCGAACGAGACGTTCACCTGATCGGCCTTCGAGGCCACAAGGAACGTGTGCGAGCCCGAGACGATGCTCGGCGTGTCCAGCACGAATGCCGCGTCACCCGCCGTGCGGGAGGTGAAAGTGTTCGTGAGCTGGGGCACGAGCGTGTCGATGGCCCCGCCGCGTCCCTTCGGATACACAAGGCACCGGAAGTACGCGCCGTCCGTGAAGCGCACGGTCATCCTGCGGAGCTGGAGACGGCCGACGAGCTTGGCGGTGTTGTTGTTGTCGCGGACGTACTGCTGGGACAGAGTGATGCGGCGGGTGTAGCGGTAGCCGATCACGTACCGGCCCTGCGCCTTGTTGCCGGGCAGGCGTAGCGTCTGACCGCCGTCGGCCAGCGTTGCTCCAGTCAGCTCGACATGTGCGCCGGGGGACGCGAAGTCGGTGGTCTTCAGGACAACCAGGCCGTCGAGGGTCGGGAGGGTGAAGGGGACCTTCAGCTCCGTGTAGTTCCCGAAGGCGACGTAACGAGGCGTCACGGTCTCGCGACGGTCGAGGTAGATGTCGAACTGGTCACTTACGGCCGGGAAGACCGGTGCGCTGCTCAGGTCCATCACGACCATCTCCACGCCACCGGCCGGGGCCTTCGCGATGATGTAGAGGTCAGTGCCGATTGCGTTCATGTGCAGCACGGCCCCGAGGGTCGTGAACTTCCACGGGTGCCACGCGGACTGCTGCTTCTCGTCTCCGACCCAGCGGAACTGATGCACGTACACCTGGGGACCGGCAGGGCTCTCGTGGGCCAGGAGAACAAGGTCGGCGTCCACGGCAGCGGTCATGCACCGCGTCTTGCCCGGCACATAGGCCGGAACGTGCGCCGTGACGTCCGCAGCGCTCGGGGTGGCCTGCTCGTCCGATACGAAGTATTCGCGGACCGTTGCATAGCGCTTGGCCCCGGTGTCGTCCGCGAAGAACAGGCTGGAGCCCGCGAGTACCGGCTTAATGATCGGGTGGACCTGATAGGTCGTCACGGGATCGATCTGCACGGTCTTGGGGGTCAGCGTCGGGGCGCCCGTGAGCTGGAACAGCGAGTGCGATCCGGTGGCGAAAACCATGAGGGCCTTCTGGTACGGAATGGCGTGCAGCATCTCCGCCACGCCCGAGGTGGGCGCGTTGACGTCGATGGTGTCCGAGTCGAGCAGGGATGTGACGCTCGTGCGCCAGAAGTTGTAATACTGGCCCACCTCGGACATCACCACGTTGCCGTTCGAGCCGACGATGCCCAGGCGGTCCTTATGGAAGAACAGGTCGCCGATTCGGTGATCGACGAAGGACGGCGGGGGGCTGCTGTCAGTGTCGCCTGCGTACATCGCCTCCCACGGCAGTGGGCCGTAGGAGAAGTAGAAGCCGTCCGGATTGATGGAGTCAGGGATTCGCTTGAGGCCGTGCGGCATCGTTGTGGCGTCGAGAAAACCTCGGATGCCGGGCTTCGCCACCTCTCGCCACACCTTCATGCTCTCGTACTGGACGAAGTAGTTGTCGAAGGCGTTGGAATTGTCACCGCGAATCTCGTAGATCGGCGTGCCGACCAGTGCGGTCTTCGGGAGGTCCTGAAAGGTCTGCGCGGAACCCGCAACACCGCCGGGCGTAACCTGACCCGACAGGCGGACGATCACGTCGCGGTTAGCGATGAGTGTGTAGTCGTCGACCGTCACGGCCCGCAGTGATTTCCAGGTTTCGGCAAGGGTGTTGAGGTATCCCATAGACGCCGGATCGACGTTCACCTGATATTCGTAGCCGGTCTCGTGGTTGAAAACACGGACTCGGCCAGGGTAGATGCAGACGATGTAGCGCTCTTTCGAGTCCCGGACGATGCTGTGGAGGAACGCGGTGTCGGGGATGTCGGAGCCGAGGACCTGAACGAAGCGGGCAGGGGCACGGGGGCCTGCACCACGCGACGGGCTGAAGTTGCAGTTCAGCGATTCTTCGAGCTGGGAGGGGGAGCGGACCGATGCGTCCTGCTGGGAGACCCCGCCAATCATCGACGGGATGGTGCCGGCGACTAGCGTCATCGAGTGAAGATTTCCGACACGTCGGTGCTGTCGTTGAACATATTGCCTTTCTCCTCGTACAGGCGCTCCTCGAAGGCCAGAGCGTCAAAGGCAAGCTCCTCGTCGTCCTTGGTGAACTTGTAGGAGACATCGCTGCCCATGACGTCCGCCTGGAACTTGGTGGCGGCCTTGACGGTGATGTATCGACGCGCCGCTTCCGGCAGCGTCTCGAATGCGAACATCCAGACCACCTCGACCACGGGGCCGTTATCGGTGTCGAAGATGTCGGTGCCATCCGTCGCATTGCGCAGTGCGCCGCCGCGAGGGACGATACGGCGCTCCTCGGACCGTGAAGGCCGAACGGAGAGCACGTTGGAAGGGAGGACCACGCGGCCATCAGCGGCCGGGGTGAAGTAGTAGTCGGTGTCCCGATTGAAGTACCAGCCTCGCGTCTGTACCTCGCGCGTCTTGGACTGAAGCGTCGAGTAGGCGATGGCGGCGTCGGTGAACCCGATGGTGTCGAGAGAGTTGATGGGCGTCTCGCCGATAGCCTTTAGCATCTCGTTGACGGCCTCCAGCTCAGTAGTGGGCGTGAGTTCCATGAATCTCCAGAAGGAAAAAAAGCCCGCCACACCGGTTAGGGCATGACGGGCTCGGGAGGTGCTACTTACGGAGTAGCGGCCGTTGCCAGCTCGATGGCGCCGCCGACTCGGAGCGAGTCGTGGCCCAGGGCGAACTTCGACAGCATCAGGGTGCCCTGACGACGTGCGTCATAGGCGTCTTCCAGTGCGAGGTCGAGCAGCTTCAGGGTCGCTACGGCCGACTTGTGGAACACAGCCGCCACGGTCTTGCTGGTGTCAATGCGGTACTTCGACTGGAGCTTGGTGTTGGCCGTGTCGTCGACGCTCGGGAACGCGTTGGTCTTCAGGAGCTTGATGCGAGCGACCGACTCGATGACGGCCTGCGAGAGCGAAGCTCCTGCGGACGGGTTGTAGTCGCGGTCGATCAGGTCCTTGTTCTGCGTGAGCAGGTACCACTGCGCGGGCTTGAGGGCGCAGACGACGTCCTCGTCGGGGATTTCCTTCTCATCGAACATCTGGCGCGACTGGCGGATGGCGTTTGCTAGGACCGTCGAGTCGGAGCCCATGGTCGCGGCGACGATAACGCCACCACCCGGCTGGCTCGTGACCGGACCGGTCACCGTGCGAGCGGCCTTGATCGCCATGCGCAGCTCGTTGAGCTGACGGCGTTTCGCCAGTTCGAGACCCTGCTGGCGGGTGTACTCGCTGCGGACGTCGTAGTGGTTCATGGCTTCGTCGATGTTCGCGATGAAGACATGCGAAATGAGCATCGGGTCGAGGCCCACGATCACCTCGTTGTGCTCGACGTTCATACCCGTCAGCTCGGTGCCCGGCACGTGGTATTCGCTGCCGATGGTGCCGACAGTCGGGAACGACGCGGACTTGCCGTGCGAGATATTGCGTTCGGTCACGTGACCGGCGAGCTTGTATTCCTCGACGAACGAGGTCAGGACTTCGCCTGCGTACTGCTCCATGAACAGCGCCTTGTCATCACCGGTGTTCTTCACCTGACCAAGACGGTTCGGTACTGCGTTTGCCATTTAGTTCTTACTGACTTCCTGTGGAAAGATAGGGGAACCCCGGCGGCGTTGCGCGCGCCAGGGCGGTGGATCAGAACTGCGACTGACGCAGACGATTCAGGACCTGCTCTCGGAAGGCAGGGTCGGTCTTGTAGCGCTTGTCGCGCATGTCATTCGTCATCTCGACGCGAGACTTGTAGGGCTGGACGCCCGCAGCGTCGGAGCCTCCCTTGAGGAGGTTCGCGGGCGGTGCGCCGCGCTTGGCGGAGTAACGGGCCTTGAGGGCCTCCACGGCGAGCTGGGCACGAGCGACGTCACCGGAGGTAACGGCGTCGTTGAACGCCTTCTTCTCGGTGTCGCTGTAGCCTTCCTTCGCCCAGGCGACCAGCGAGCCGTAGTCCTCGACGGAACCGGCGGTGCCGAACACGGCCGTTTCGTACGCAGCGACTTCGGCCTGCTTGCCACGGATGTACGTGTCGACCGCCTCACGGGGAATGCCGCCCTTGGCGAGCTTCTCGTAGGTCTCGTCGGTGAGCTTGCCGTGCTCGGCGTATTCGGAGTTGAGGCCGTCCCAGTCGAGACCGGCGCTTGCAACGGTTTCCTTCGCATCTTTGTCGGAGGGAATCTCCAGACCTTCCTGCTTGGCTTCCGTGTTGGGCGTCTCTGTCGCCGGGGTTTCCGTTTCGACAGCGGCAGGCGCCGTGCCGGACTTCTCGACGAGCGCGGTGTGCGCTGCGATCAGTTCCTCGACGGAGCTGTAACCGCCGTAGGGCTTCGGAGCCTCGACCTGGGCTTCAGGCGTCGGCGCGTCGATAGCCATGGTGATCTCGGACTTCTCGCTCACTCAGACTTCGCCGCGAAGTTGTAGATCGTCAGGCCGTTCGTTTCGATCTTGTGGGCATCCCAGGGGTGCGCCTTGGCCTTGGGGGCCTGCGGGGGCGCTGCGGGTGCCGGAGCCGCCTCGACGGGCGCTGCGGTAACTTCGGTGGTGTCGGTCACGACCGGTGTCTGGTCGGTCGGGGCAGCGGGGGCCGCCGGGGTCTGTGCAGTAGCCTTAGCCACTCAGGTCTCCTTGGGGTTGAGCACCAGCCATTGCGGCGGATGCGAGGTTGGGTGCAGCACGGATGGCCGCCTGATGAGTCGTCTGGTCCATCTGCTCCTGCTGGAGCTGCTCGTCGGACTTGATGAGGCCCTTCATTGACAGGTCGCTTGCGGCGCCCATGCGAGCCAGCAGTTCTCCTGCGTCGACACGCTGTGCGAAGACCTCGGGACCGAGGACCTTCTGCGACGCGCTCGCCCAGTCGGTGAGCTTCTGCATGTCCTGACCGCGCCCAAGGGCGGCAACGCCGACGACGATGCGAGGCTTGATAACGTCCTTCGGGAGATCAGGGAGCCGATGGGCGCGCTGAAGGCGGTCCATGATTCGGCGGACCAGCGGGAGCAGAAGGTCCTGCGCCAGGATGGAGTAGATGCCGCCCAGGACTTCCTCCAGCTCTTGCGCCAGATAGCGGATTTCCTCAGCGGTCACGCGCTCGCCATTGCGCTGGATCGACGTCCGAACGCCGAAGGCCATCTCCAGACGCGTGGTCAGCGTGCTGATCGTGTCGGTGACGAAGCGGAAGTCGGCGTACTTGTCCTGCGACACTGCCTGTAGGTCGGTCGCGTTGAAGCGGAGAACGTCGCCGGACTCAGCGGACGTGATGTCCTTTGGTCGAGCTTCGGAGTTCGGCTTCAGCGCCCACAGAACCTTTGCGGCAGCAGCGGCACCCTTGAGCACAGCCTTGCTGAGTTTCTCAAGTGCGTCGAAGTCGCCAAGGTAGTCGAAGACGAGACCGGCGCCATAGTCCTCAGCGTCCTCCTCAGGAATCCGGAGGGGAATCCAGGGGCACGCGTCGATGGGATAGGAACCGTCAGAACCGGGAACGACGCCGCCGTTGATCTCCTGATACACCAGCCAGAGGTCGCCCTCTCGATACACTCGGGTGTATAGGTCCACGTCGGTCGTGGCTTTCTCGTCGCCGCCGCCAGGGTTCTTGTTGTCGAGGCCGACAACCTTCTTCATCTCGTCCGACAAGGTAGCCGGGGCCACGCTGTCGAGCGTAATCATTTCCAGCACGTTGCCCATGCCATCGCGGTCGACGACATAACGAGTGAGCGGGTACGCCTTCGCATTGCCTTCGTCGGGGATGTAGAGCAGGACATTGCCGGTAGCCACGAGGTGCTTCAGGCCGAAGCCGAGGCGACCACGCATACCGGAGGTCTCGATGTCATTGATAACCGTGCGTTCGATCTCAGCCAGCCCAACTTCGAGTTCGCCCTGCTGGATGCCCGCCTGTTCGGCTAGCTGCTGGGCGTCCATGCCATCCGGGGATAGCTTGAAGAAGTTGGCGTTGGCCGGGAACAGAGCGAGGAGCAGGCGGCTCGACAGCGAATTGACGCAGCGGGCGCCTGTGCCCTGGAAGGGGGTGGTGCGGGAAGAACTCGATTTACCCTTCGAGACTTCCTTGTAGAGCGTCGGGAGCGTGAGGTTTGCGCACTGACGCGCGCGGCTCTCTGCGGTGTTTCGATCCGCCTTGAGCTTGTTGTACCTCGTCTCCGCTCCAACGGTGGGAGCCTGAGTCGTCAATTAGGGATTACGAGTGCGCTGCCGTAGCCCGTCGTCGGGACGGACGTACTGTCATTGAGGTCGATGCGGAGCTTCCTGCGGCCGGTGGAGTTGACCTCCGGGGTCGCGGAGCCCTCACGGGCGGTCATCAGGACCGCTGGGGTTTCCTGCGTGTTGTCAGGAACCTTGGGTTTCTTACTGCACATGGCGGTCCTTCTGCTCCCGTTCGCGCTTGCGAAGCAGGGCCAGGACCAGCCGGCGCTCCCCCGTCCGGATCAGGAACTCGTCGCGGTCCTCTGCCGAGTCGAAAATGACCTCGGGGTAGGTGGCGGCCAGCTCGTCGATCAGGTCGTAGGAGTGGAGAGGGATCGAATCGCTCAGGGTGGGCCTTTTGGGTTCGGGAGGAACCCTTAGGGTTCCCTAGGGAGTCATAAGGGGGAAACTTCGTTTCCCTCCTATGCTCCGACTTTTATTACGCGCCGGAAAATCGCTGCTAGGATGCGCGAAACCATTCAGGATGTGCCCTATGAATCCAATCTCTAAACGTCTAGCCGACCTCTCTGACGAGATTGACGAAATTCTCCGCAACACCATTTGGCAGCATGGTGAACTGATGGGGAACCGTGAGTTCGTGAACGGGGAGAACTATCTGGCATGGAAAGTCAAGACGCTAAACGCCATTCAAAAGGCCGCTGGGATTGGGTCTACCCACGAAAAGCACTTTATTGAAGCGGCCAAGGTTAACTACGGAACCAACAAGGACGCCGCTGAGAACCAACGGGCGGTGCTATTGGCCACCCGCGACGACTTCGATAGCGGCTTCATGGCGACGGCCCGGACGCTTGCGCGTGCCGAAGTCTTCGACACTGAGTTGGACATGGCCCGCGAGCTTCTACAATCGGGCTACCGTCTTCCTGCCGCTGTCATTGCACGCACCGTCCTTGAAGTTGCACTACGTGAGCTGTGCGCTGCCCATGAAATCAGTCCCGGTAAGCTCGACAAGATGAATGCTGATCTTGCAAAGGATCAGGCGTATTCCGTCCTCGTTCAGAAGAAAGTCACCGTACTTGCCGATATTGGGAACAGAGCTGCTCACGGAAAATCAGAGTTTAACGAGGACGACGTGGCTGACATGATTGCGGGCGTCGAAAGGTTTGTGACCGATTTTGCCAGTTAAGTGATGAGGGAAACCGCGAGAGCCTGGAGATCGGCGAACGTTCCAGCATTGACATGGTGCACATCACCTCGGCGCGGTTCGATGCCCCCTTCGGAAACGTGGGTACTGACGATCGCAGCTCCGGGACGGGAGAGATGCACGATTCTCCCGCCAAGCTCGCGGATCATCGCGGCCTCGTTCTCGAAGCGGACGTCGGCGAAGACCGCAATATGAGGTCGGAGGGGGGCGTCCCAAGTGAGGTGGTCCTCCAGCCGCCGACGGGCAGCGGCGATCCAGATGTCCGGGTGGATCAGTTCGCGGCCCCACTCGGTGCCGAGGGTCTGCATCATCTGACGCGGAGACTTACCCCCAAATTCCGCTAGAGGCGCCTCTTTCGCCGGTCCGTCGACAAGCTCGGGGTAAGGAATGCCTGTAATGTTTGAGACGAAGACACGGAGCGGATCAGCGAAGGACATCTTGACGCCGTAGCGGCTCGCGTCGATGAGGGCATCCGCGAGAGTGTCCTTTCCAGACCGGGCTCGACCCGTAATGCCAATGATTTTCAGGGATGCCATAGGTTCACCTTGTAGTTCTTGAAGTCGTAGTCGCCGTGGCGGAGGATTCGTGCCAGCCTGGCCTGTAGGATCGCGTCCTCCTGTGTCAAACCCTTGGACTCGTAGACGTCCACGACGGCGGCCCACAGGGCGGCCAGGTGGTCGGCAGGGTCGGCGTCGAGGAACTTCTCGTGGACGGGCAGGAGCGCCGCGTCGGCCTTCTTTGGACCGATGCTTGGACAGCCGGGGTAGTTGTCCGTCGTGTCGCCCGTCAGGGTCTGGAGCATCCAATACAGGTCCGCGTCGTGCTGCGAGATCGTCATGGTTCCCAGCTCGGGCTTGTTCGGGTTGTAGAGCCGCCCGACCAGCGTCCGCATATCCTTGTCGATGGACACCATGATCTTCTTGCCGGGAGCCCGTTTGGCGTTGGGATTGGTCGCAAGCAGGCCGATGATGTCGTCGCCTTCGAGGTACTCGCGCTCGATCACCTTGTCGGCCCACAGCTCCTTGATCCACCCGTCGACGTGATACCAAAGCTCGGGGCGGACCTTGCCGGCACGGTTGGCTTTGTAGAGGGGGTAGAGGTCCTTGCGGAAGTTCGTCGAGACCGACAGCGGGAGAAGGAAGTCGTCGGCCTTGAACTTGTCCATCAGCTCCTCGACGTAATCTTCGAGTGCTGCCTTGGCCTTCGAGGGATTGATGATCTCGATGGGGCCTTCGTCGTCATCGTCGAAGCTGATCTTCTTGGTGTTCTGGAAGGCCAGCATGTAGCGCAGGACGTCTGCGTCGATGATGAGGGTCAGCACCTTAGGCCGCGATGACGTCCACGGACGCGGAGAGGCGCAGACGAGCGCCGTAGTAATGCGGATCGCGTGTGAGGGTCTCGCTGATCTGGATCGCTCCGCTTCGCAGCAGCTCGTCCGCAAGCTCGCTAGCGACACGGCGCCGCAGCGATTCACGCACGTGGTCCACGTAATTCAGGTCAAGATCCGAGCCGATCCCGAATTCGACAGGGGTTTCGATGTGGCGGCGCAGCTTGGAGATCGGCCTGACCTTCGGAGTCGGGACGCACTGGAGCATCTCGATTGTACGCGTCAGTTCAGCCACCTTGCTGAGAAGAACGGCCTCCGTGGTCTTCGTGTTCATTTCAGTTTCCTGAGATTCTTGAGTTTGGTGAGAGGCTTCAGGCCGTAAGAGACGCCGACCGTGCACATGACCATCCAGCGCCACCACTCGGGCAGCGAGGCGTCCAGCGAGGTGAAGCCGTCGACGACGAAATGGGCGCAGCCAGGAACGAAGCAGAGGACGAGCGGCAGCATGACGATCACGAACATCGCCTCGTCCTTCCAGCCGGAGTTCTTCACGGCCTCGACTTCCCACTCGCCGTCCTTCTGTGCTTTCGCGATCTTTGCTTGCAGCGTGGCGAGCTTGAGGTTGTGCTCGGCTGCGGTTTCACGGGCCTTGATGGCCCGCGACTGGTCGACGGAGGATTTGATGCCAGTGAAGGCCCATTGGGCAGCAGAGGCGGCGAGTGAGAGCCAGCTCATGCCGGGAACCTCGGCTTGTGATAGCGAGCTTTGCTCCCGCAGCCGAAGAACAGCGCTTGGCGTTCGTCCTCGCACCGCAGCCACTTCTTGAAGATGTTCGAGGTGTCCACTTCCTTCGTTCCTCCCTGGACGGGATCGGCCACCATCTTCGACGTGTGGTTTCGTGTGCAGAGGTCGCGGTAGTACAGGTCACGGGCGTGGAACTTGCAGGATGTGCAGGTCTTCATTCGTCGTTCTCGTCAGCTTCGATTACGTACGGGATGCCGAGCGCGTCGCACAGTTCACGCGCGAGGTCGGTGTAACCGCAGTCGACGCCAAGGCACACAGCATCGTCGGCGTTACCGCCGCACCAGCTGTAGGCTTCGAACTCGTCGTTGTCGGTCGCCACACGCTCCGAGGCGAGGGACTGGAGCCGGTCGATGAGCTTCGGGGTGAGGGCAATGGCGCTCATGCCGACCACCCGTCGCAATCGATCTCGATGGCGTTGAAGCCGCCGCGAACGATGATGTGCTTCCTGTCGGCCGTTACCAGTCGATGGGAGGTCTCACGGACGCATAGGAGAGTGGCATTATCGACGCGGTACTCGGAGCCATCCGGGTAGCGATAGGTGCGCGAGCGTTCCTTGATCGGCTTGAACTTCAGAAGGGCGCCGTCAGCGGCGCGGTAGTGGTGCAGCGCATTCGACGTGCCGATGGAGAAGGTGTCGGCCGTGACGAACGGCGAGCCGCCGAGTTGGATGCTATGCATTGGAACTCCTAGTGGTTCTCTTGGTAATAGGCAGCGACACGCAGCAACTCCTCGGGAGAGGCGTTACTCTTGATTGCGTTAGCGCGAGAGGAGATGACCTTGACGTTGCCCTGGACGTAGCCGAGGGCTGGGTCAATGCGGTCGAGTGACGGACTGTTGGGACCTTGAGCGGCCCCTCCCGAGTTGCGGTAGAGCGGTAAGCCCAGCACCGGACAATGAAGCGGGATCACGATGTCCTCCACTTGGAGGTCGAACGGGATGCCGCGCTTCTTTGCCCGGTGCTTCGTCAGCGCAAGGAGTCGGCTTGCCGGAGTGGCGGGTTTCCTCAGTGCGTTTCCTTCCAGTTACGGCCAACCTTGAACTCGCCGTCGAGCGGGCAGCGGAATCCGAAGTGCGCGCCTGCGTCGCGGATTGCCTGTACGGCTTCCTGACCCACACGCTCCGCAATATCCTCGTCCGCCTCGATCTGGAACTCGTCGTGTACGTTGGCGACGAACTCGTAGTTCATGCCGGGGACGTAGCCGAGACCCTGGAGGCGGTCGTCGAGGATCACGAGGGCCTTCTTCATCACGATGGCGCCAGCGGACTGGAGGAGCGTATTGAGGGCCGCATGGTCGGAACGGACGTGGACCTTGCGGCCGTCGAGGCCGAGTAGGTAACCGTTCTTGTTCGCCTTTGCCTTCACGGCGGCCAGCAGGTTCCCAAGGGCGGGTAGGCCCTCAAGGAATCGCTTCTTCAGGAGCGCACCTGCCTTACGGCCGCCTCCCGTGATCGACCCGATCTTCTCGTCGCCCGCTCCGTACAGGAAGGCGTAGATGAAGGTCTTGGCATTGTCACGAGTGGGCAATCCAGCAGCCGCCTGATTGACGGAGTGGATGTCGCCTTCGAGGATGACCTTGGCGTACTCGCCGTTGTCCCAGCGGGCCATGTAGTGCGCGAGGTTGCGCAGTTCCAGACCGGAGGCGTCAGCGCCTACCAGCAGCTTCTTACGTGGGACATGGAACAGCGCGCGGCACTCGGCGCCGTAGGGAGACCCGCACTTCGGCACCTGGGCCATGTTCGGCCTGGAGTGCGTCATGCGGCCCGTGACGGCGCCGTTCTGCGTTACGCGGCCGTGGATGCGGCCGTCCTTCTTGACGGCCTTAAACCACGCCTCCTTGCCCTCACTGAGCTGCCCGAGTCGCTTGTCCACCAGCAGGTACTCCATCAGCAGCTTGCACTCGGGGAACTTCAGTCCCTCCAGCACCGTTTCGTCGACCTTGGGCGCACCGTTGTCGGTGAACTGCGTCGGCTTCCATCCGTAAAGGGCAGTCAAGCGGTTGGCGATGTGGGCACGAGAGGCCGGATTGAACACGACCGTCTTGTACTTCTGGATCGGCACGCCCTTCACGTACCCCTTCGACGCGTTGTCGCGCTTCGGGATGAATGGCTTGCCGTCCTTCGCCTGCCACGGCTTGAACACCACGCGCAGCTCGTCGGCCAGCTCCGTGCGACGGATCGTCAGGACACCTTCGAGTTCACGAGCGCCCGTCTGGTCGAACAGGATGCCGTAGCGCTCCTGCCGCGAGATGATCGGCGCGATGTCGTGCTCCAGTCGGATCGACTCCTCGCTGAAGCCCTTGCTCATCAGCTTCAGGTAAAGCGCTACGGTGACGACGACGTCCTGCACGCAGTAGTCGTCCATCTCCTGATTCCACTCGGCCCAGGGGTCGAGGCCGCGCGCCTTCATGTCCTTCGAATAGTCGCCCTTCCATTCGCCCAAGCGGACGCCCCACGCTTCGAGAGCGTGGGAGCCGATGAGCTGCTTACCGAAGTGCGGGTTCTTCTTGGCGAACTTGAAGTCGCGGTCGGTCAGGTCGGTGAAGATCAGGCGGGACATGATGAGCGTGTCCCACACCCGGCCCTTGGGCTTGAACCACGGGTACACCTTCTGAATCGCCGGGATGTCGAACCCGATGATGTTGTGCCCGCAGATGTCCTCCGCTTCCATGAGGATGCGAAGAACGTCCTCGACTGTGAGGGCGGCTCCGTGGTTGTTCCCCCGCAGGGTCTCGCCGGTCTGGACGTTCCGGACGGCGATGCAGTGGACGCGGGTCAGTTCTTCAAGGAGGCCATCGGTCTCACAATCGAATGCCAGCATCGGTCAGTAGCCTCCGGCGGAGGTGTCGACCGGCATACCGCGACAGACGATCAGGCCTTCCTCGAACTGCTCGCCACGACGGTAGCCGTACTGGTCCACGTAGCGGTCCATGCGACGGATCACGCGGTCGATGTGCTGGTGGTTGAGGAACGTCAGCACCCGGTCGGCGGCATCGGTGGCTGCGCCGTCAACAGAGAAGACCTCCACGGTCTCGGGGTCGACCATCTCGGCCGCGAAGCCGCAGCAGCGGAAGTCGAACGAGGAGGCCAGGTCTTCGATGCGGCGGTAGAACCGGAAGCCAATCAGGTTGAACGGCGTCTCGTCACCCCGCTGGAACGAGGGGTAGGACTGCTCGCCCGGCTTGGTCGTTTCCACGAACTCGGGCGTCCAACGGAAGAAGTTGACGGCCATTTGCCAGTCGTTGTAACTGGCAAAGAACAGGTCGTGGTCCTTCACTTTTGTGCCGTCGAGGAACGAGCGGAAGGTGCCGCCAGCCAAGAACGCGAGAGCGCTCAGGCCAGCAGGCATCTTCCCGTAGACCGACAGCGCGTAGTCGCTAAGTGGGCCTACGGAAACCTTCACGAGATAAGGTCCTTCAGCTTGGTCGAGACAGCGACCGCGCGGCGGTGATCTTCGTTGTGCTTGTCCCACTCGTTGCTCAGGTCAACGATGGCGCCCTTGATGATGTCCTTCGAAGACACGGCGTGTTCGGCGGCGGCATCGAGCTGGTCGATGGCCTTCTGCACACCGGCCAGGGCGCGGTCCACGGACTTCGGGGCAATGAGGTTCAGGAAAGAGGTGAGCAGCTTCATGCGGGTAGTTCCTCGACGGTGATGGTTACGAGCACGCGCTTGGCCCCGTCGCGGAATTGCGAGGAGGCAGCGGATGCGGACTTGGGGAGGTAGGGGAAGCAGGCCGATGCGGCGGCTTCCAGCGGAGCGTCTTTCGGGATGTAGACGACGTGCGTTGTCGGTGTCAGAACGGCGTGTCGCCGTAGCCCGGCTCGTCGCCGAACGGATCGTCCGACGCGTCAGGCTTCTCGAACAGGCGACCTGTCTCCAGCTCGTAGCCGAGCGGGATGGTCTTGCCCGTCGACTGCCCGGTGAAGCGATCCTTCAGCACGCGGAACGTGGTGGTCTGACGGACGTTCTCGTCCTCGGCCTGCTGGTCTCGCTCCAGGCCGAACATGAAGTGGGACCAGAAGCCGATAGCTCGTGAGCCCTTGAAGTGTCGGATCATCACTCGCCCGCCTTCCTCGTGAGGCTTGCCCTCAGGGGTGGCGAGATGCGAGATGCCGTAGAAGCAGACGTTGTGCTTCTGCGCAAACGAGGCAATCTCCTCCATGATCTTCTCCAGCGCCTTGCGCTCGTCCTCCTCAGCAGCCGCGAGAGCCGTCAGGTGGTCGAGGAAGAAGTGCTTCACGCCCTCAGCGGTTGCGAGGTACTTCATCTTCGCAAGGATGGTTTCCCATTCGGTGCTGCCGAAGCTGTCGTACATGAAGATGTTGCCGCTCGCTTCGATCTGCTCGAACGTGTCCCTCAGCTCCTGCTCCTGCCACGAGTCGTCAGGGACGTGGAAGCGCTTACCGGCGAGCTTGCCAGCCACGCGCTTACCGGTCTCGACAGGCGGCTGCTCCAGATAGAACAGACCGCACTTCTCGTTCAGCGTGATCGCCGTGTTGACGATCTCCTGAGTGAACCAGTCGGTCTTGCCGACGCCGGTTCCGGCGCCGAAGAAGTAGACCTCGCCATAGCGACGACCGTACGTCAGGTCGTTGAGCGTCGGCAGGAACCACGGAAGGCCTCGCACCGCTTTGGTCAGCGCTCTCTCGCGGATGTCGCCGAAGGTGACGATGCCGTCCGGCCGGAACACCTTCGCGTTCCAGATGGCCGTGATGATCTCTCGGGCCTTGTTGGCCTGGATGAGTTCGTTCGGGTCTTTGGCGGGGAGGTGAGCGATCTTGCACTTGCCAGGCGTGAACAGCTCAGAGCACTCGCGGGCGGCATCTTGGCCGGGCTCGTCCATGTCGAACATGAGGACGACCTCCTCGAACTGCTCCAGCCACTCCAGCTCGCGCGCCAGAGACTTCTTGGCGCCCTGGGCTCCGTTCGGCACGGAGACGACAGGCCACTTGTTCTCTTGCGCCTGCGATACCGACATTGCGTCGATCTCGCCTTCGGTGATGACGATTCGTCGACCGGGGCTCCAGAGGTGCTGACCGAACAGGCCGCACTTCTTGGAGTCGCCCTTGAACGAGAACTCCTTGTTCGCGTATCGCAGCTTCTGCGCCACGATGCCGTCAGTGTTCCGGTAGCTCGCGATCTGCACCTTCTTGCCGTGGTGCTCGCCAATCGTGTAGCCGAACTTGCGGCATGTGTCTTCGGTGATTCCACGCTTCGCAAGCGCAGTAACCTCACCGTGAAGGAAGTCCGTCATGGTGCGGTCTCGTTTGGATGTGGTGGAAGGGGCGGCATCGCCGTCCCCCTTCTCGTAATAGCCGCAGCCGAAGCAGTGGCCGTGTCCGTCGCTGTAGCGTCCGAGGTTGTCTTTGCTACCGCAGTCGGGGCAGGGCTCCTTTCGGAGGAACTCAGACTCGCTTCGTTCCACGCTGCATCGACCACATCGTCTTGCGCTTCTTGACGCCCACGCCGCGCTTCAGCGAGCCCAGGATGATGTCCGCAGTGGCGTCGAGCTTCGCGCCGGTCTTGACGGTGATGTTCGCGAACGCCTCGCGCATCGTGGTGTTGACGTTCTGGTTCATGCGTTGTCCTTCAGTGCGGCGATCAGGTCGGTGATGTCGGCATCGTCGAAGCCCAGCTTCTGCATGGACTTCTCGATCTGCGATTCGGAAAACCGGCTCTCGCGGACGCGGACCGGGTGGAGCGGGAAAGCCATGCGACGCTGCGCGGGACTGAGGTCGTAGCGGATGTAGCGCTGGCCCTTGGCGTCGCGCTTCTCCTCTTTCACGAGGTCCCAGCCCGCAGCCACGATCTCGTCGATACGCGATGCGAGGCGGCGGATGCCATAGACGCCGTGGGCTTCCCACTGCGAGATGGAGCCTTCTGCGCGAAGGTGATTGAGAACGATGGTGGACTGCGGGGGCAGCTTGTTCATGGCGAATTCCTAGTGGAGGGTCTTGAGAGGGCTTTCCGGCCCGTAGTGCTTCGGGAGCCGGTAGACGTCAGCGAGTGCCGCGAGGGCTTCGCGCTGTTCCGTCGTGAAGGAGCCGTAGGGCTCCAAGTGGTCGTTGAGTCCGCCGATGAGGCAGACCTGATACGAGCGGGAGTTGGCGTTGCGGGAGAGCGCGCCGGGTTCGTCCAGGGGACGGCCGGGCTCGACGGTGCCGTCTCGTCTGATGACGAAGTGGACGGCGATCTTCGAGTAGCCGGTGCGGCGGTGAGCGGAGGCCAGCTCGTCCGCGCCGATGTCCTGAGAGTCAGGTGTCATCGAGCACGTCACGTAGAGCTGGTCGACCGAAGTGAGCTTCTTCAGTCGCAACGGTAGATGTGCACGTTGCTGTGCGCGGCTTCGCCCTTGGCGGCGAATCGCTTGGAGGAGGTGAGGAGGATGATCTGGTCGTCGTCGTGCCACCATCCGGTGACCTTCGTCACGATGTCGAGGACAGCCTTAGCCGAGTTGTCGACGTCGTAGCGCGGATACGTGAGCTTGGACGTGCGAGCCTTCGTCGAAACCGACTCGACTACGACGAACAGCGGGGTCTTCGCGTGGAACGTCAGGTTGCCCGCACCGAGGAGCTTCTTTGCTTTAGCCATCCAGGCGGTGTAGGTCTTCTGGTAGTACGTGCCGTACGTGGTGACGCGGGGACGAGAGGCGGGGACTGGTTCGAGTGGGAGGTGGATGGACGCCACAAGCGTGGCGCCCTCCATGGTCGCGATCAGGCCCGAGAGGACAGGATCAGAAGTCACCGTCGCCAGCGTCAGCCGGGGCGTCGTCGCCCTCGTCGTTCGCGGAGGTACGCGGCGCAGCCGAGGAGCCCTTCAGCTCGGCCTCGTCGGCTTCATAGCCGTCTTCTTCTTCGCCCATGCCCAGCGAGTCGGCACTGTAGCCGCCACGCGCGACGAGCTGGAGCAGCTTGACGGCCAGCAGGCGGTTCGACAGGTAGAAGGTCTTCGCGGACTGCACCGGGCCGCCGATGGTTTCGAAGCTCACACGGAGCGTCGAGCCGCCATAGATGTCCGGCGGGTTGTCCATCTTCTTGCCCTTTGCGTCGAAGATCGTCGGCTTCTGCGACCACTTCTTGCCGGTCTTGGTGACGCCGCTCGCCTTCATCTTGAGGTTGATGAGGATGCGGCCGGTTTCTTCACCGTCCTTGTCCAGCTCCTCGGTGAACACCGGGGCGACGTCCCACTTCTCCAGCTCCTTGGCCTTCAGCTTGCGCTTGTCGCCAGCCTTGTCCAGCTCCTCGGCCTTGAAGGCTTCGAACAGCTCGTCGCGGCGCTTCTCCAGGTCGGCGACCAGGGCGCTCACGCGCTCGTCGGTCGGGTCGAACGACAGCTTGACGGCGTACTCGCCCTCGGGTTTGAACTTGGTGTCCGGTACGGTAAGGCTCGGGAAGACGGCTGTGCCGGGCGGCGTCAGGAGCGGAGCGTATTTCTTAAAGGCCATTCGTTTCTTCGGGTTCGTTGAGGGGGATGTTTGCTGCGTGCAGAACGCCGAGGTCGATCCCGGCGTACATGCAGCGGAGGCGGGTGCTACGCGACAGCGCACCGGTTTCGTCCAGTTCGCGGTACGCGTCCCTGATGAGGTCGTTCGGGTTCACAGGAACTTCTTCTCGATTTCGCCGCGTGCGTAGTCGCGGACGACGTTGAACGTGTCCTCGTTCTGGAAGCTGACGTCGCGGTCCATGCGCCACACGGTGTGCAGCGCTTGGGAGCGGTCGATGCCGAGCGCATCAGTAACGAGATAGAAGGCGGTGGTCAGTGCGATGACCTGATTCGCCGGGGGAAGGTCTTGCAGGGCGTGGATGACACGGAACGCGCCATCGGCGGCTTCCACAGGTTCGCGGAAGCCGACTTGGGTGCTGACGTCAGGCACTCGCGCGGCGGTGCTTCAGGTCGAGGCGGATGTACGTCTGGATGCGGATGGCTTCCAGCAGGTTCTCGGTCTTGCGAGCACGCTCTGCGAGGCGCTGGTGGTGCTTGCCATAGAACGGGGAGACGGTGCGCTTCTTAGCCATGGATCAGCCCTCCGACACGAGCGACGAGCTGGACGCGCAGAAGTCCGCAAGCGTGCCGTGGGTCGCCGGGTCGTAGATCGCGAGGACCACGCCGTACTGGTCAACGGCGGTGTGGGTCTTCAGTCTGCTGTTGTACTGGATGGACATTTGCGTTTCCTCAAGAGTTACGAGTAGGTAATCGTTTAGGCAAAGAAATAGGCGGACTGCTCCACGAGGGAGAGGTCCAAGTCACCGCAGAGCGGGAGTTCCGGGAGCTTCTCGGCCAGCTCAGGTGTGAGCTGGGCGGCGAGTTCGTCGCGGAAGTCCGTCAGGACCTCGCGGCTGTACTGTTCAACGAAGGCTGCTCTTAGCGAGGCAGCGAGGATGTCGGTGTCGGCCGCGTGGGTTCCATAGGAGTCATGGATCATCGCGAAGTCGGTGATGTCGTTGTCGAGGGCAGTGCAGACGGTGAGCTTCAAGTGGGCTGCGTCACACGAGTGGACGAAGTTCGGCGAGATGCCGAGGGCCTGTCTGCGGCCGTCGAGTTTTGTTCCATCAATGCTCCGACTTATATTCACCACCCGACCCGAGACGTAGGTCTTGATGTCGATGCCGGTGCTCACGCGGTACTCCTGAAGGACCGGGAAGCCTGCGGGTGTGGTCCAGCTCACAGGCATGTCGCCCTTCGCTGCTACCTTGGCGGCGTCCTTCAACCAGTCCATAGCCTCTCGGGCTGCGATGACCACCTGACCGATGGACTCCCACAGGATGTCGCCCAGGTACGAGGCCCGATCTCTGGAGTCGTCGAGTCCCAGCTTCTTGCACTTCTCGACGATCTGGTTCCGCATACCGGACTTAGTGACGCCGTAGGGCAGCGTCATCACAGGCTGCTTCACGAGGTCTCTGGACAACGTGCCGTCCCATGAGATCGCGAAGGGGTTGCCCGCCTCCGCTTCGGCTTTGATGCGCGCCTGAGCGACGTGCATGACCTTCGTATAGATGTCGGCCGGACGAACCTGAGGGATCAGGTTGGTCGCCTCACCGCCCACGGTGTCCCGCAGCATGGCGCTGAAGTTCTGAAGGCCGTTGCAGGAGCCGTCGAGGGCGATGGGGAGGTGGGACACGAAGTCCTCGCCACTCATCTTATAACCCGCCCATTCGAAGCAGGCCGCCAAGGCGCAGTAGGGGGAGTCGGCCTCCGTCCAAAAGCGCTGCCCGTCGAGCGGGTCGAGCGCCGAGTCGAGGATGCGTTCCTCATTACTATGCACCCACGCAATGCGCTCCTCGAACGGAACCTTGTCGACGCCGAACAGGTTGGCTACGTGGATCGCGAGCCATCTGGCCCCTGAGGAGCCGAGCGGCTTGCCCTTGGCGAAGTGGAGGAGCGCCTTGGCCTGATCGTCGCCCTGAGGGTTCAGGGTGCCGGGGACCGGGTAGACGCGACCACGGAAGTCCAGGGTGTGCGGGAAGTAGATGGCCTCCTCGGGGGCGAACCGGGCCGCGAGGGCGATCTTCTGCGCCGCCGCCACGCGCTTGGACGCCGAGCGGGCATTCTTCTCATAGACCTCGGCGCGGCTGCGTTTCCATGCCTTGAACTCCTCAGGGTGGTCCACCTTGTAGACCTCCATGTCCTCGGAGGGGAGTGGCGGCACAGCCTGAAGCTCGCGGTGCGGGAGGTCGCCAATGCCGCCACCTGCCTCCCACGCGTCCCGCATGACTGCCAGGACCGCAGAGTTAACGCGCCACGGAGTCGCCTGGATCGCGTTGATCGCCTCGTAGACCTTAGGCATGTCGGCGTTATCCAGCTCGCGCAGGTACGCCTTGTTCCGTGTGCGGACCAGGGGCACGAGGCCGCCAGCGTCCGTCAGGTAGCCACCGCCCTTGGATGCAGTCCAATGTCTCGGGGCAACCAGCATGGGCATACGGACGGGCGAGAAGTGAGCGGCGGCGTCGTGGGCCTTGTCGAGCCATTCGAGAACGGCAGGGGTTCCACGCAGGAGGACGCGCTCGCGGGTCTTCCCGTGGCTGCTGTCGTTGAACAGCTCGGCCAGCCCGGTGGTCTCGATGAACAGCTCGATCATCTTCATACCGAAGTGCATACCGTCGTTGCCGGGGAAGGCGAACTGCTCAACCTCAGTGCGGCGGATGGCCGCCTCCATGACGTTACGGCTGTGGCGCTTCGACGTGGCCTTCTTCAGGACGTCTTGCAGGTGCTTATGGAGTCCCGGTGCTTCCTGCTGGAAGCGGGAGTAATTGATGGAGTCCTCGACGGCCGTGGCGATTGCCTCGGCGGCAGTCTGCACGCGGGTCTCTCCAGTGGAGACGGCGTTCATGCAGGTACGGCACGTCAGGTAGGCCAGCTCGGTGGCCGGGAAGTCCTCGGCCCAGCGAACGGCGGTGTGCTTCTTGCCGGGCTTGCCATTGCGGGCCTCGGCGACGAACTGCTCAATCCCCGTCGCCACGAGATTGATGGCGTCGCGGACGAGGCGCTTGCCGGGGCCGGTGTCGGCCTCATCGGTGCGCTCGCGTTCCTTCTTATAGCGGTCGATGCCGAGAGTGAGGGATTCCTCCTCCAGGGCGATCTGGCGGGCTCTAAGGTCTTGCTCGGTGGTCTGCACGATATTCATGCGGGGGCTCCAGATACGAAAAAGGCCCCACGAGGGGGGGCCTTGGATGGGTCGATGGGTTGTTCTGCTGGTGGGCGAGCGCCCACACGAAAACGCCCCGGAGCCACGAGGGCACCAGGGCGTCTTTAGGGATTCTTTAAGGAGCCTTTAGGGAACCCTTAGGGAACCCTTAGGGGGGAACTGACGTTCCCTCGATGCTCCGACTTTTATTCACTCGCTGCGTGCTGGCGGCACCCAGCGGCACCTTCTTCTAGGTGCCACCGGCACCCCGCCGTAACCGCCAGCGGCACCTACGTGCATTTTGCTATTGGGGCGCATACGATTCAGTTCTATTTAGGTTCTGACGGGGTAACCCGTGGGGGTTCGAGTCCCCCTTCTCGCACCAGTCCGAAGTTCGTTGATTCATGGGCTTGGGGGTTGCTGGGTGGTGGTTGTTCTCTGTTCGGTGACCCTCTCTTTCCCGTGTCGGTGCGGGTCTGGCGCGCGAGGTGCGTTGCCGGGACGTGCGTGCCGCCGGTCCTTGGGCCGTTCTGTGTGTCTGGCGGTGTGTGTGCGTGTTTGCGGTCGTCTTGGTCGTGGTTTGGTCCGGCCGTTCGTTTCGTCGCTTGCTTTTGCGCGTGGCCTTGCTGCGGCGCGTCGCTGTTGTTTGCCTTCTCGTGTTGCTCGGGCATTGGTGGTGCGCGTTTGGAGCGCGTTTCTTAGCGGCTTTCCATGCGTGCTCGGGTCGTTCGTTTGCGGGGTCTTGGGGTGGGCCTAGGGGTCGTGTGGCCTCTGCCTTGCTCGGGGGCGGTGTTGCCGTTGCCTCTGCGGTCAGTGGCGCTGGTGGGTCCTTTTTGTTTTTGATTTTTTTCGTGGTGTCCCTGGTGCTGCGTCCGGGGTCGTGCTCGGTTCGCTGGGCGTCTGATCGGCGGCGCGGGCGAGCTTGGTGACGGCGCATGCTGGTGTGCGCGCGGGCGTTGAATGGCTTGCTGTGGGGCTGTGCGTGCCGGCGCGGCGGTGGGCCTCCGTTGGAGGCTGGCCGGTGGGCCTCGCGCTGGGCGTCCGGTTTGGGGTTGGCGGCTTCTTGGTGGTGCGTAGAGGAGCAGTTCGGGTGGCGGCGGTCTGGGCGGTACTTGGTGTTGGGGGTGGTCTTGGGGCGGTCCGGCCGGTCGGTCCTGGCGCTGGGCCTGCGGGCGCGGCTTGCGCGTGGGTGGTTGGTTGTTCGGTGGTGTGTGGGCGGGTTGGGGTCGCGCTGGGCGGTGGTGTCGTCCTGGGCGTGGGGGCGGTTGTTCGATGCGCTGCCGGGGTCGTCGCCGCCGTGGTTCGTCGCTTTGTTGGAGTTTGTCTGGTCTGTCGGCTGGGCGGGTGTGCTTCGGCACGCCTGCGGGTGGGGGGAGCGGGGCTCGCATTTTGTGTTGCGTGTCCTCCGTCTGCTGGCGGGCGGCGCTGCGGTGGAGGGTAGGTGGCCGTCTGCGGGCACCCGGTCTCTGGGCTCGTCGTGTGTCAGGTCGCGTTTGGCTTTTCTGGGGTGGTTCGGCGATGGGTCTTTCGCTTCCGCGCGTGCGCGGTCCCGTGTGCCTGGGGGGCGGCGGCCGCGGCGGTTCTTTCCCTGGGCGCGACTGCTTTATTCGGGTTTGTCTGGTTGGCCGGGCTTTGCGGTTGGCTTGGGGGTGGGGGGGATTTCGGTCTCGTTCTCGGGCGCCCGTCGGGATGGCGGTTTTGATTTGTTTCGGCTGTAGGGGGGTGCTCGCGCTTTGGGCGCTCCTGCCGCGTGTTGCTGTGCTGTGTGGCTTCCTTCGGGTGTGGTTGCCCTTGGGGGGTGTTTTGGCTGTGGTTGTTTGGGGGTCTGGTGTTGGCCCGTTTGTGCTGGCTTCGTTGGGGGTTGGGCTTGTCGGCCTTTTTCTTTGTGTTGCCGTCGAGGCGGTGGATGTGACGTGAGCTAGCGTTTGGGTTTAGTGGGTGCGCGTGTTTCGTGTGGTGGAATTGGCGCTGGGCGGGGTTGTTGCTGTGTGGGCCCTGCGTTTCTGTGGGCGGGAGGGTGTGCTGCGGGGCGTGCGTGGTTGGGGTCCGTAGCTTCTGTTTTCCTGGGACGTTCTTCGGCGGGTCTTGGTTCTTCGGGTGGTGTTTCGTGTGGGGTTCTGCTTGGGTGCCTTTCGTCAGGCGTTCGGTATAGTCTTGGGTGAGCGAACGCCGTGGCGGTTGTCGTGGGTTCCGATTTGTCCCGGTTGGCGTGGGGCTCTGTTGTGCTGCGTCTGGCCTCTGCTTCGTTTGGGGGTCCTACTGGCGTCTTGTTTTGGTTGGGGGTTTTTTTTGTTGTGGGCATGCGTTTTCGGCCCTTTGGGGGATTCTTTGGTCTGGGCAGTGGGTGGCCTTTGGCGGTGGCTCCCGGGCTTCCGGTGGTTGCTTCGGTGTGTGGTGGCTTCGTCGACTGGGCGGTCGTTTGCGGGGTTTTTGGGGGTGTTGGATGCGTGTCGCGGCGACGCTGGGTAGGTTCGTGGTGGCTTCCCTCTGGTTTTCGTGGTTTCGGGCGCGGTGATGCAGGTTTTGGTTTGGGGTGTGGGCCAGCTCGGGCGGCCGGTCAGGGTGGCGTTGCCGGCGGAGCGTCTCGCGTGGGAGGTCAGGGTGCGGATCGCGGCGATGTTTCGCCCGGTGCGTGTGGTGTTGTTCCTTGGGGGTTCGGTGTGTACGGACGTGATCGAGCGGCGTTTCTGGGTGGGTGTTGGTGTTGTGGGGGTGTCGTCTCTGGTCTGGAGCCGGGTTCGTCGGGGCGTGGCGGGGGGTCCGTTCCGGCTGATTGCCGATGGTTCTGTGGTGCGCCGGGGTGCCGCGGCGGACGGCGGTGTGGCGTCGCGGGGTCGTTTTGGAGTTATTGGGGGTTTTCGGTCCGTTGGCGTTTCGCGGATGGGGCTCGCCGGCGCTGGGGGGGCGGTCCCGGACGGGGGCCTTGGTTCGTTGCTTGGGCCTTTGCGCGCGCCGCGTCGGCGTTTGGACGCAGTGTTGCGGGCGTGGACGGACGGGGAGTTCGTGTTTTTGGGCTCGGGGGCCGGCTTCTGTGCTTCTCGTTTTGCTTCCGCAGGTGTTTGGCGTGCTGGTCGCGTGCTTGGTTGGGGGTGGCTGTTGCAGGGGTTGGACGGGTGGTTTTCCTGTGGTTTGGTTGGCGTGGGGCTGGTGCCGGCGGTGGGCTTCCCGTGGGAGTTGCGCACTGCTGGGTTTGCCGGGGGTTCGTCTTGGTTCGCGTTCCCGATCCTCGCGGTGCGGGCTGCCCAGTTTCGGGCGGTGTGCTGCGAGTTGGTCGCGCTGTTGGGTGTGTGCTTGGGGGCTCTGGGGATGTTGTGTTGGTGATTTCGGGCGAGGCTGGGGTGGGTTCTGGCGGCGCCTGTGGTGGCGCGTCTGTGGTTGGACTTGTCGGGGCGGCTGTGCTGGGCCTGTTTGGGCGTCTGGGTTGCGGGGCTGGTTTGCGACGCTGCGGCGGGCGGGCTTGTCGGCGTGGTTCTGGGGGTTGGGCTGGGGGGGCTTCCGGGGTTGGTCGGCGAGGCTCTCGCGTTTTTTCGGGCGCTCGTGGTCGCCGGTGTTGTCGTGGTGGCGGTGTGCGTTTCTCGGTGGGTTCGTGTGGGTCGTGAGGGTTTGGTTGTGTTTGTTTGGGCGTTTGCCTGGCGCTTTGAGGGCGGGTTGTGTGTGCTTGCGGTGTGTGACTGTGGTTGCGCGTTGCTGTCTTGGCTGTGGCTGTGGGTTCTGTTAGTTCCGGTGGGTGCGTGGTTTGTTGGCTCCTCGACCTCGCGGGGGCCTGGCCTGTTCTTCGCGTCTGTGGTGTGTGGGGTGGGGTCTTTAGCATTGCTGTTGTTTTCGGCGCGGGGGCCGCGTCGTTAGGGGTTTCGCCGTGTTTGTTGTTGTTGTCTAGTGTCTTCGCCTGGTTTGTTTCTTTGTTGGGCGGACTTCGGGTGTTTCGGGTTCGTTCTTTTTCTGTTGGCGTTTGCTCAGTGCGGGCGTCCTTTTCTCGTTGGGTCCTTTCGTCGGCTAGTTGGCCTATTTGGTCGTCGCTGAGTTGCTGTTCTTGGGTTCCTTTTCGCTTGCTAAGGCCGTCGATGTGTAGCTCCGGCGCTCCGGTGGTTGCGTTCGCGCTTGTATGGCTCTTTACTTTGCTCTGGCGTTTGTGTGGGGGGTTGTCGGCTTCTTGTGTGTGTGTCCGGCTGCGTCTGTTGGTGGCCTGTTGCTTGCGGCTGGTGCTGCGGGCCGTGGTTGCTTGTTGGCTCATTGGCGGTTGATGCTTCCCCGGTTCTTTGCTTGCGGTGTCTGGGGGGCTGCTGGGGTTCTTGATCTTGGCTCCGGTGGATTCCTGTGGATGGGCGTGCGTTTCCCTGCCATCCTTGGCCGTGTCGGTGGTCTTCCGTTCGGCGTGGTCGCTTGGGACCCTGGGCGCGACGGTTTGTTGCGTTGGGCCGTATGTGCGGCTTGTTGCTTGCTCGGTTCGGTTGCTGCTCGGCGTACCGTCGGGTGGGTGTGTTCGGCTTGATTTGCCTTTATTCTTTTGCGTCAGGCGGTCTTTCGTCCCTGCTTGGTTGGGTTGAGTGGTGTGCTTTTGTGACGGGGCGCTTGGCTTTTCAGTCGTGCTCTGGGGGTGGGCGGCTCGCGTCAGGGCTGTTGGAGCGGCGGGGGAGCGATTCTTTATTTTTGTTTCTGTGGTCGGAGCCTGCATGCCTTGGGCACGTTGGTCGCTGGTTCCGGTGTGTTCGTCTGCGCGGAGTGCGTTGGTCTTTGCGCCGCTCTCATTGGGGGGGCTCTGTCAGGAGCGGGGTGTTTGGGTTGGCGCCCGCTTCGCCTGCCGCGGGGTCTCCTGGGATCGTTTTCCGGGTGCGTGTTGTGCGCTCCGGGCGGCGTGGACGGTGTCTTCGTCGTGGTCTATCGCCACTTCGCGCGCGTGGTTTCTGTCGCGGAGGACGGCGTTGTTGTGGTGGTCCGGTCGAAGGTTCTCCTGGTCGGTGTTGCGGGTTCGGGTTTGCTGCTGGTGGTGTTCGCTCTGGTTGGGTTGGTTGTTGTGTTGTTCGGCGTCGTTGTTGCCGCGGTGCTGGTGGATGCCGTTTGTGTCGGTGCGGTTGTCGACCCCCTCGTGGAGGGGGTCTTGGTGGTGTTCGACTCCGTGGTCGAATTGGCGCAGGTCGTCGTGGTCTGGGTGTTCTCCGTCGGCGGGCTGTCTGGTGTGGTCGTGATGGGGTGGCTCCTCCTCGGCGTGTTGGTTGCGGGCGTTGAGCAGGCTCTGCTGGATGTCCTGGTGGGTGTGGTCGCGTTGGTTGTGGCGGTGGGTGTTGGTCCGGATGCGGTGTATGTGTTCGTTGTTGTCGTCGCTCGGGCTGTCGTTTTCGTTTGTGGTGTCGCTTTTGCCGTGCTGGTCGGGTTGATCCAGTCGTGTTCGGAGTCCGCGGTTCTGTGCTTGTCGGGCGCGTTGCGGTCGCTGGACCGGATCGAGCCGGTGTGGCCGTCGTTGTGGGTGGTCTCGCCGTTGTCTCTGGTGCGTTTCGGTCTGCTTCGTGCGTTGGTCGGTGGCTTGCCGTTCGTGGTGGTGCTCTTGGTCGTCTATGCGTTTGCCCTGGTTGCGTTTCTGATCGGGGCTGAGATGGCGGTCCGCATGTGGTTCCTCGTTGTGTTCGGTGTGGCGGGCGGGGTTCTCGCGTTCCGCGGGGAAGCCTTGTCCTTCGTTGTGGGTGGCGCGCTCCCGGGCGTGCTGGGGGCCGGTGTCGTGCGTGGCATTCTCGACTAGGTTTTGGTTGGGTTTCTGTTTGCCGTTCCGTTGCTGGAGGCGGTCAGCGCGGTTGTGGTCGCCTGCGCGGTGGTCGCTGGCCAGGCCGAGCCGTACCTTATCTACCGCGGGAACCTGCAGCAGCAGAGGATCGCGGGCGAGGGTGGCGACGCCGCCTGACGTAACGGGCGTTACGTACACCGACGGCCCCGGCGTCACTGACGCCGGGGCCGTTTTTCTTTCGGCGTGCCGCTCTTGATCGGTCCTTCGCGAACCACCACTTGACGTGTATGGCGGCTCCGGCGCAGTGTCGGGGCGAGCCCAAAAAACTCTGAGGGAAACCCTAAGCACATGGCGAAGAATCGCAACCAGACCACGAGCGGATCCGAGCTGGACCTATTGCCGGTCCTGCCATTGCGTGACGTTGTCGTCTACCCGCACATGGTCATCCCGCTCTTCGTGGGACGCGACAAATCGATGCGTGCGCTCGAGCGGGCAATGGAAGGCGAGCGGCAGATCCTGCTCGTCGCCCAGAAGAGCCCCGACATCGACGATCCCTCGATCGGCGACCTGCATCAGGTCGGTACGCTCGCGGGCGTCCTGCAGCTGCTGAAGCTCCCCGACGGCACCGTGAAGGTGCTGGTCGAAGGGCAGTCGCGCGTGCAGATCGACGCCTTCGAGGACGAGGCCGGGATGATGAGCGGCCGCGCCCGCGTCATCGAGCCGATCTACAGCAAGAACGAGCGCGAGCTCGACGTCGTGTCGCGCTCGCTGGTCTCGCTGTTCGAACAGCTGGTCAAACAGAGCCGCAAGCTGCCGCCGGAGATTCTGGCGACGCTCTCGGGCATCGACGATCCGTCGCGTCTGGCCGACTCCATCGCCGCGCATCTTTCCGTGCGCATGGCGGACAAGCAGCGTGTGCTCGAAACCTCCGATGTCGGTGAGCGTCTCGAGTTGCTCATCGGCCTCGTCGATGGCGAGATGGACTTGCAGCAGGTCGAAAAACGCATCCGCGGCCGCGTCAAGTCGCAGATGGAAAAGAGCCAGCGCGAGTACTACCTCAACGAACAGATGAAGGCCATCCAGAAGGAACTGGGTGAAGGCGACGAGGGCGTCAACGAAATCGAAGAGCTGCAGAAGAAGATCGACGCGGCGGGCATGCCCAAGGCCGTGCTCGCGAAAGCGCGCCAGGAATTCAACAAGCTCAAACAAATGTCGCCGATGTCGGCCGAGGCCACCGTGGTGCGCAACTACCTCGACTGGGTGGTGGGCGTGCCGTGGAAGAAGCGCAGCAAGGTGCTCAAGGATCTGGCGCTCGCGCAGGAAACGCTCGACGCCGATCACTTCGGTCTGGAGAAGGTCAAGGACCGCATCCTCGAGTATCTCGCGGTGCAGCAGCGCGTGAACACGATGAAGGGCCCGATTCTCTGTCTCGTCGGTCCGCCCGGCGTTGGCAAGACCTCGCTCGGCCAGTCCATCGCCAAGGCCACGAACCGCAAGTTCGTCCGCATGAGCCTGGGTGGCGTTCGTGACGAAGCCGAGATTCGCGGCCATCGTCGTACGTACATCGGTTCGATGCCGGGGCGCATCGTGCAGAACCTCAACAAGGTCGGCACGAAGAATCCGCTGTTCGTCCTCGACGAAATCGACAAGATGTCGATGGACTTCCGCGGCGATCCGTCGTCGGCGTTGCTCGAAGTGCTCGATCCGGAGCAGAACAGCGCGTTCAACGATCACTACCTCGAAGTCGATCTCGACCTTTCGGAAGTCATGTGGATCGCGACCGCGAACTCGCTGAATATCCCGGGCCCGCTGCTCGATCGTATGGAGGTGATCCGTATTCCCGGTTACACCGAAGACGAGAAGCTCAACATAGCGCAGAAGTACCTGCTGCCGAAGCAGCTGAAGGCGAACGGCCTGAAGTCCGAGGAGCTGGGTATCGATGAAAGCGCATTGCGCGGCATCGTGCGTTACTACACGCGCGAGTCGGGCGTGCGTAATCTGGAGAGAGAGATCTCCAAGATCTGCCGCAAGGTGGTGAAGGAAATCGCGCTGGGTACGGTCCCGGCCAAGGCGAAGGCCAAGGTGCAGAAGGCGGCCGGCAAGGCGGCGAAAGGCAAGGCCCTCGCGCCGGATCTGGTCCGCGTCGATGCCGAAAACCTCGACCATTACCTCGGTGTGCGTCGCTTCGACTTCGGTCGCGCCGAACAGCAGAACGAAGTCGGCCTGGTCACGGGTCTGGCCTGGACCCAGGTCGGCGGCGACCTGCTCAGCATCGAAGCATCCGTGGTGCCGGGTAAGGGCCGTCTGGTCCATACCGGTCAGCTCGGTGACGTGATGAAGGAATCGATCCAGGCGGCGCTCAGCGTCGTACGCGCACGCGTCGCGGGTCTGGGTATCGAGCCCGACTTCCACGAGAAGCTCGACATCCACATCCACGTTCCCGAAGGCGCGACGCCCAAGGACGGTCCGAGTGCGGGTATCGCCATGGCCACGTCGCTCGTGTCGGCCCTGACCAAGGTGCCGGTGCGCTCCGAAGTGGCGATGACCGGTGAGATCACGCTGCGCGGTCGCGTGCTGCCCATCGGTGGACTCAAGGAGAAGCTGCTTGCGGCGCATCGCGGCGGCATCACCACCGTGATCATTCCGGACGAGAACAAGAAAGATCTTGTCGACCTGCCGGAGAACATCACGAGCTCGCTGGACATCCACGCCGTCAAGTGGATCGACGAAGTGCTCGATCTCGCACTCGAGCGTCCGATCGGGCCCAGCAAGAAGGGCGCGGGCGAGGCCGGTGTCGACGTGGCGCCCGCGCCGGGTCGCAAGGGTAAGGGCAAGGGTTCGCCGTCGCTTACTCACTGA